GCGTAGCATACGTTGCGATCTGTTAAAAAAGCGTCGGTAGTACCTTTGATTTTCAATTAGTTACAGTTGATACATAATATTGAACCATTAAAACTACAAATGTATTATATTAGAATAATTATATTTAAATATTACACATTTGTTATACTATTATATAATAATGGGATAATAGTGGTAAATAATGAGATAATAGTGGATCTAACGCCCGTCTATCGCTATGCTATGGTGTGTATGGGCCACCCAATTACTAACCAATGCTTTGAATGCGTCAATTGAATCGATGGTTTCTACAGCATACCCGGCGCTGCGGAGGCGTGGTTGTTCCTTAACCTGGGCTGGTGATAGCTTGCCACCTTGAGCCTTCATTTCAATGAATAGGGCATGCCATGCCATGCCACATGGTACGCATAGTAATAGATCCGGTACGCCGGGCACTACGCCCATTGCTTTGAACTTGGCGCCTTCACGGACGGACCTGTTGCCGCCATTGGGGATGTGGAACAAGAGCCCCCGCAATGCCGGGTAAGTGTTGTGGAACCATTGGTAGCATAGTGACTGTAAATATTCTTCGCTGAATTTATCATTCGATGCCATAAATTGAATTGGTTATATGAATTTACTTAGTGTAATAATTACATTAAATTCAAAGGACAAAATAAATATTAACTTTGGGGAGTTCCTTAAATTTATATAGATATATTTTAAAATCTCAATATATTTAAGGACTTCCAAAAAGGCAATTTGTACTTTGCCTTTTGTCCTGACCTGTGTCAACTGAATAGTTCAGGATATAGTAATCTTGTGGCGTCCTGCTTTGTTTTGGTGCTTTTATTCTTAGGTAATTCAGGCGCTGCCTCCACTCTTGAATCTTCGAAAAGTGTAAATGTATGTTTAAATCCGGCTTGCCTGATTGTCTTGTTTTTTTTGAATGTGGTCATGTTTTTAAATGACGGATCCCGCTTGTATTCATCCTTAATGTCTGTTGTCATGTACTTATATAAATCACCCCAATTATTTGATATGTAGGTTAAAACAGCATCTTCTGTGTTTAACACTATTGGAATAGGAGCCATTTTTTTGGGCTTGTTGTATGATAATTTAGTGGTATCATAGCAGCCATTTTCGTTATTGGTTATGTAATAGCCTCTTGTTGTTTTGCCGTTTTCATGTCTTGTTGAATCTTTGAATCCTGCAATTCTCAAAACTTTTAAAAGTTGCTTTCTCTCCATAGGTCCTGTTATTTGTAGGAAATAATCCTTTTGTACATGCGCACCGAATTTCGAGCTTGATCCAGGAAGCACGTTGGCTAAAATCTGGCCTGCCTTCTTAATAAAGTCTTTTTCTTCCATAAAATCACATATTTTTATTTGTATGAAACAAGTCTATACTTGTTGATGTCAATATATTGTAAAATTACGACAAAAAAAATATTGTATCACAAAATGCCCTGATTTGTGGTCAGGGCATTGGGTCGGAGAGACTATTTGGGCTTCTCAAAAGAACCTAGCCGCAATTTTTTCTATAGATAGAAGTGTAATAACCAAACACTTACAAAATATATTCTCTGAAAAGGAATTAGATGAGGACTCAGTATGTGCAAAAATTGCACATACTGCTTCAGATGGAAAAAAGTATCAAACGACTTTTTATAATCTTGATGTTATAATAGCTGTAGGATATAGAGTTAATAGCTACGAAGCTACTCAGTTTCGTATATGGGCAACAAAAATTCTAAAAGAATACCTTATAAAAGGGTTTGCGCTTGACGATGAGCGTTTAAAGCAGGGTAATAATTTATTTAACAAGGACTACTTTACAGAGTTATTAGAACGAATCAGAGAAATAAGAAGCTCTGAAAGAATGTTCTATCAAAAAATAACAGATTTATATGCTGAAAGTATTGATTATGATCCTAAAGCCCCTATTACCCAAGAATTTTATGCGACCGTTCAAAATAAACTTCATTGGGCCATTCATCACCATACCGCAGGAGAATTAATAAAGCTAAGAGCAAAGGCGGATGCCCCTAATATGGGGTTAACATCTTGGAAGAATGCAGGCAAAGGCGGTAAAATAATAAAGACGGATATAACAGTAGCTAAAAACTATCTTACTAAAGAGGAAATTGAAGCATTAAACAGATTTTCAGTTATGTTTTTGGACTATGCTGAAAACCTTGTAAAAAGAGGAATGGTACTTAAAATGAAGGATTGGGCCAGTAGGTTAGACTCTTTCCTTCAATTTAATGAATATGACATATTAAAAGATGCTGGAAAGGTTAGTCATGCTGTTGCATGTGCACTAGCAGAAAAAGAATATTCCAAATTCAGAATTATCCAAGATAAAGAATACAAATCCGATTTTGATAAGGTTATAGAAGGCGTTAAAAATAATGAACTACCAAAAGAGGAAGTGATTAAAAAAGCTAAAAATCCATTTGATCAGACATTAAAAGCCGTATTGACAGTTCCGCCACCTAAGGAATCTAAAAAACGTAAGACACCATTTGATGATATGGATAAAAAAGACAAAGAAAATTAATCATTCCTGAACATCTCCGACTGTTTATTTCTAAAAATCGGTTCAATTACGCTCATTATTTCAAATTGTTTTTCAATAAAAACATTGTAATGTGTATCTAATTTGTATACAACCCGAAGATTTACCCTAAGGGCATCACCATTGCCAAACTTATAAACGGCATCTTTTACCTTTAATAGAAAGTCTGAATCTCTAATGATAACGTTGTTCAATCTTCGGCCGTTATAAATAAAATTCCATTTTGTTACTTTTTTGGGGTCAATATCCGGCTTAGTTATTATTAGAATTTCGCCGTCTTTAATCTCTTCCTTTGTATCAGAATCCAGATAAGGATTTCTAATAGATAGCTCTTTAAATTGCTCTTTATTAACCTTTAAAAGTGGTTTTTCTGTTTTTATATCAGTTAATTCAAGACCATCCACATCCTCATCAGCCAAAAGAGATTGACCCATTTTATAGACAGCCTGACTAATTGATTGATTGTTTTGATATAATTCGAAGGCACCCTTTTCAACTGTTACATAACTGCCGTGAATATGAATTTCAACTGTTTGAGAGTTGTCGGTATTCTGAACTACTTTTCCCGGCTTCTCCCCCTTTAAAAAGGAAGAAATAGATATATAATTTGATAGAATAGAGAATAAATTGTCTATATACCCTAATGCCGGGGAGGCAAATAAGCCAGTTATAGATGTTACCTCCAATAACTGGTTCAGCTCGAACGACCCTGGTTTAACCGCCTCAATTTTTATGTTTAATTTAACAGAGGCATCTTGGGACTTGTTAATTTCAGTTAGGGCTGTTAAAAAATGTGCCTGAGTTGTTATTAAGGTATTTAAGTCAATAAAATGGGTGTCGCCTTTATAACTAAAGTTTACGCCCATTGAAGATGTATCAGCCATGAATCTTACCAAAAAATGTTTAAACAAACGTATTAAAAAATACTCATTAAACAAGGTTTGTTTTGTGCCTATATATGTTCTCATACGACTCAATTTCGCCATTTACATTTGTAATTACAATAAAACAGCCGGAAACCTGTTTTTGACGTTACTCACTCTAATTCACTCAAATTGGCATTAAGTAAAGTTCGGTGTATGAAAAATTATTCTTTTCCCTGTATTCGTGACTCTTTTTTATAAGTCGCATTGCCTCTTCTTTACTATACGATTCCAGTTTAAAGGATGACGGACGGCCAACTCTACGACCCATTGAAGGGACATAACAAAACTGATCTTCTTCAAACGCCATTGGCTTATTGTTTTCGTCAACCACGATGTATTTATCTGGGTTCTTTATCGCCCATACGTTTGTCTGGCTCATTGCTTTGTTGGTTTAAGTAAATAATTAAATGCTCTTATGTGAGTAACAGAAGTATATTCCATACATATACCACAATGTCCTGTATGGGCTGTTACAACTCCGCATTCACCTTCTTTCTGAAATGGCTTACCGCAAGGCCAGCAGACATAGTCTGATGTTCGGTTTTCGATTTCTTCGGATGTTGGTTCCATTCTTTGCTGGTTAATGGTTATTTACCTGTGAATTTTATTTTTTTAATTTCATCTATAAAAAGACAAGTTTTAGGATATTCATAGATATTATAACTCTCCCCTACAAGCTTACAACTCTCACATGTAGCACCTTCTGCTGACCATTTAATATATTCAGGGCATTTCTTTTCTTCACAGAATTTGTTGTAGTTTTCCATTTTTTATTTACTTATGAATTTATTACGCATTATTTTCATGAAATGAATAGCAATATGCTGACCATTTAATGTTAAACTAGCATTTGCCACTTCTTCCACTATCTCATCATCTGTAGGAGCGAGAGACTTAATCATTTCGGTGTGGAAGCGAAGGGCGACCCTTGAAAGCATTTCATTCATTTCAGGTAAATTATTATGGCAACAGTATATAAAGTCATCCATATTTCGGAATATCCTTTCCTGTCCGGTTACGATCCATTCTTTAGCTACCTCATCCTTCACTCTCTGAATAATCTGATCGGGCGTAGGTCTTGGTTCTTTCTCTGTGTTCATAGCCTCTCTATTGCTTGTTTAACTTGTTCCCAATATTTTACTGCTTCAATCGCTAAATCTAATGATAGATACGGCTTAACCCTCCATCCTTTAAAGTCTGCAATTATTTCATCAACGCAAACTATAGCACAATGCTTTTGCTGTTTCTTGTCGAAACCATTATCTCTCATTATCATTTTTTCAATAAGATCCTTGGCTTTTTCTTCTGGTTCCATACTACATTTTCGGTTTAAGTTTTTCCCACAGCTCCATCTTTACGGAGTGGATTTCAAATGGGGTGACGTGCTTTAATTCATATTCAGGCTTTAACTTTAATAACCTAATGCCAGATTCTTCTTTGCGATAAACTGAATGTATGATATTTTCCATAGCAGTAGTTTTTGCCACTATCACAACCTCGTCCCCGTTGTCCCTCTTTATTGTTCTCTCTATGCGCATGGTTAAAATAGTTTTGACTGATACGATAATTGGTTTATTCGCGATTGTGCCATTGCACAGTATTCTTCTGATATCTCTGAAAGTATCCACCTACGCTTCATGTTATGGGCAGAAACGGCAACGGTACCGGTCCCGCCAAACGGGTCGTACACTAATGCGTTCACGTCAGAAAACGCCATGATCAGCATTCTCACCAATCGTTCCGGAAAGACTGCGCCATGATCAGCATTCGCCTTTTGGTCCCGGCCACAACGGATGATATTAGACATTTCGCCCCTATTGAAATAAGCGTTATTTATAACCCTTCCTTTCTGGCGGTCCGACTCCATGATTATAATAAGTTCATAAGAGCTATTTAAAATCTTTTCATGCATAGCAGGTTGTCCGCTGCCTTTATCCCAGATGATAATATCCTTTATATACTCGCTGAACTCTCCAATTATCTTGAAAAACGCTTCCTTGCTGCCTGTCACAATCTGGATATTGTAACACACTATTTTTGACACTCGCAACATTTCTTTTATGCAAGAAGAATGGAACGAATAGAATTCATCTAATGGATACGCATCATGGAAGTGCTTGTACTTGTTACTGAAGTGTTTGGTCTTTTCTCTTTCCATGTATCCACCATTTCTCACGCGAGTACGCATATTATATGGCGGCGATGTTATAATTAAATCAACCGATCCATCAGGCAGACGCGACATGGTTTCCGTGTTACTTTCACAGTATATTTGATTCTCTGCAACCATCACAATGCCTTTTTAATTTAATAAGTCATTAACCTTCTCAATCAAAATGTCCCCCATTATTTCGCGGCATATGTCGGCAGTTGTCATTTGGTTGTTTTTTATAGCAGCAGCAGCATAATAAGCAGCATCAGCAGCAGCAGCAGCATAATAAGCAGCAGCAGCAGCATAATAAGCAGCATCAGCAGCATCAGCAGCAGCAGCAGCAGCATAATAAGCAGCATCAGCAGCATCAGCAGCAGCATAATAAGCAGCATCAGCAGCATCAGCAGCAGCATCAGCAGCATAATAAGCAGCATCCAATTCTTCTCTGGTGGCATTTCCACGACCAAAGGCTTCAGCTACCTCTATCGCCTTTCTGCTTCGCTCGTCCTTCATTAAGTGAATGACTGTTTTTGCGCACAATGCTTTTGCCAATGTTCTTGTTTGTAAGTTAATTTCTACTTTACGCGATAACCATAGTAACCAATCACCACGGTGACACTCTTTTACAACCTGTTCAATTGTTTTATCGGAAGCCCAAGTTCGAGCATCTTCACAGGCGTTAATTTCTTCTAAAAATTCTTTAAGTGTTTTCATCGTATATTATAATTTAATTGATTGTGTTTCCCTGTAATCTCAATACTGATAGCCAGTGCCACTCCTTCGTAATACCAGCTATATTTTTTACCCCAATAGATCCTGCTATGATCCACCGCATACGCCCCGCTCTTAATCGTTACCCAGTGCTTGCCTCTGAAGTACATAATTACTCCTATGTGCTTTGTAGTGGTGTCTACTTCCACTGTAAAGAAGCGATCGTGGTACTCGTATCCATGCGGGGTGTTGATGCGCTGGGCGTGGCATTGGGTGGATAGTAGAAACCCAAACAATACTAATAACAGGAAAATTAAATATCGGATTCTATCTGAATGTGTCATTGCCGTGGTTAGTTAAGTGTAAAGTGAGAGTTGCCGTGCATTACATTTGTCAGAACAGCCGTCTGCTCAGTCACGGGCGATTGCCTATTCAAATTTTCCTCAAACTTTATTAACATATCAATTTTGCGTGTCAGGAATTCAATCCTGCTTTTATAGGCTGAATATGCCATCAGTGATTTTACTTTTTTGTAAGAAGAAATACAAGTGCTATGATCCCTGTTGAAAGCTACTTCAATTTGTGACCATGGAATTGGTCCGAATTTACCGCGCCCGTCTACAGACTTAAGGAATGTGCGCACAAAATATATGCACATATGTCTCTGATCACAAACGGTACCGTTCTGACTTTCAGACAGGATATCGCTTATCGTTATACCCGTACCGTAAAGTACGATGTTGCAAATATTTGAAATGGTCATGATGGAATAAGGTCGAAGCCTTTTGAATCGTTAAATCTTTTGTGCGTCCAGAATACTATATCCGGATTTATATTTTCTATAGCACATTCGTGTTCTATAGTGCGTATGTAAGCCTTTAATTCTGCAAGTGATTGAACCCTGTTTATGTTGTCATAATACAATATTCTAATACAAAGAGCTTTTATCTTCAATTCAATTGCTTCTTTTTCGGTCATGCTAATGCTAATTTAAAATGTGTCATCTGATACATGCTTTCTTTGAACGAATGCATTTTTAAGGCTTTTGATGCCTTTAGAAATTTTATCCTTATAAAGCACTGTTGTTATGATTAAACATGCAACAGCGGGGATTAAAACGATAATAGCGTTCATTGTGGTAAAGGGTTAGATTGATGATTGGGCAGATGCGACCTACTATTTATATTTGCAGATGCGACCTACTAGGGAACCCGTTCGGCGCTTCTGCTTAGTGTGATGGCTTGCGCACCATTTTAATGGCGAATTTTTTATTTATGTTTTCTTCATATCCTGAAGGTTTTTCAATACGAACATCACGAACCATTACCTTTTTAACAGTGCCAGCAAACACTCCGCTATCGGTATAGTATAGCTTATCGCCTATTTGAATGCCTTGTATAATATTTTTCATGGTTAGTTTATTTATAAGCCCGCTTGGCCGGAACCGCAGGGGCATTAAGCACTATTTGTTGAAAATGTCTTTGTTTATTTCTATCAGCATTTTCTTGCTAGCTTCAAACCCTAAGCCAGTAAGATTTGAAAAATCTCTAAAGCTTATTTCTGTAGTTTTTGTTTTTGCGAAATAAAACTTAACTGCCTTTTTGAAATTCTCCCAATAAAGTCCTGATGTGGCCTTATTGAAATTTTCAAGCCTGTTAACTGCTTGTGCTTTTTTTTTCAGAATGTTCAGTGTTTGGTCGTTAGTTAGATTTTTCATTTTGCTTAATGTTTAATGTTTAGTTGTAATACCGGTTTCGGTTCGCAAAGCCTCGTCAGTTAGACTCTGTTATTGGCTTTAAGAATTGAATGTTTTTTAAATACAGACTTAGCTACTTCTAAGTCGATGTTGAACTCGTCAGCTATGCGTTGAGCTCTGTCGTTATTCGCTTCTTCGATTGTGTAGAAGAATGAAGTGTCACGCCGATCGTCTCTATCGAAATCGTATTTCTCGATTTGATTGAACCAATAATCACTAGCCTCGTCTTCTGTTTCGAATTCTTGATCTATTGAATAACCTCTTTGGTGAGAACTACGTGAAACGGTCGCCCATTTAATTGTGCCTTCGCCTAAGTACACACATTCATCCTGATCTTCTTCAGATAAGTCATTGTACTGATCTTCTGTAATTTCTTCCCCAGCTGCGGTTTTATAAATGTCGCCGGTAATTTCTTCAACCGAATAACATGGCATAATACCTGTGTGGTGAGTGCATTCGCTGGCTGATCTTAATACGTGTTCTGCGTAAGTTGTTGCTTCTATTTCGCCGTTTTCATTATAAGCGAATCCTTTTAGTTCTGTTGCTTCTTTACAAGTAGTTGCCATGGTGCGTATTGTTTTTGTTTCGTTGTTGATGAATCAAAGGTATATCAATTTAAATTGATATCAAAATAAATTGATAAAAAATATATAGTAATTATATAACTTATTGATAATCAACTAAATTATTTTACATAAAAGGCGCTATAAAAATCAAAATGGCACCTTTGCTTCTCCTCCCTCCGAGGTTTTTACCGGCGGGCCGCTTGGCGCTGTAATGGTGGTGGTATTGTCCTTTATGTACCAGCCGCGCAGCTTATGCCCGTTGATCGTCTTTGAAGATTTATCGAATCCGATCTGGTTCATTGCCCGTACGATGGCGTGTTCGTTAACTCTCACGCGGTTATCTGTAATAATCTGTAGTTTCTGAAGGATGTCTGTTTTGGTGACGAATACGGACTGCCACTGGTCGGCAAATTCAAAGTTCCGGATAATTAAATCCTTTTCCACACTTGATTTTTCGTAGTCCTTGTTCGCGGTATCCCGAAGCGCCACTTCTTCTTTCGAGAGGTTAAAATCGAACCCTGATTTGTACAAGGCGTACGCCTGCGCCCAGCATTTATTTATGTCCACTTTACGGACGCCGGTTTTCCCGTTACTGTAATCATGATCTATACTGGTCACCTCAAAGCACAGCCATCGGGTATTAATATCGTCGGCCAAAAATTCCAGATTATTGGTAGAGGCCCAGAAGGTAACCCGGCGGGGGTTGGTTTCATGGAAGCGCCCGTAGGCCCTGCGCTGCTTTACTGTTGATTTTGATATGGTGGCCTTTAGTTTATTGACCTCATTTGAATTCAGAGCTGCCAGTTCTTCCAGGTTCCACATGAAATTTTCCGATAGCTGGATATCTGAATCTTTTTCACCGGCCAGCAGTTCCGATTCGGTGTAATATTCGCGCAGCGCCTGCGGGCATAGGAAGCGTATAAAGCTACTTTTACCGGTCTCCTGCTTATTACCTACCAGCGTTATAATAATTCGATTCTCAACGCCCTGAATGGCGCAGGCAATGGTTCTGACAAGCGCCTTCTTTAATTGAACGGACCAGCTGTATTGATCCGTGGTCTGGATAAAGGTTGACAGGTAGCTGATGTGGTCGCCCTGTTCCTGATTCCATGCCGGGAGCGCTTCAAAATAGTCAATAAACGGATTGAAGTTCGGAACAAAATCCGAATCCAGCAGCGAACGTATCTTATCGATAGGGAATTTGAAGTTCGCATGCATCAGCTCCCGGCTAATGTTGTGTTCATTAACCAGGTCCGGCCCCTGCGGGGTTAATGTCTGAACCCTTTTTGTAATCTCATTGCGTTGCAGCTTCCAGCGCTTTTTTATAAACACTTCAATTTTGGCAATCTCAGGCTTGTTGTTAATATTAAATTCATCCTGGTTGTTTTTGAATACGCTTGAAAAAATATTTCTTACGAGCTGGGCAGAAAGAAGGTTCTGCTTACACATTATATCAACGTTTTCCTCCGTCCAGTTGATGCCATCGCAATTTAGCATGAAAGCGTACTTGTACACTTTTTTTGTATCCTCGGCAAATTCAGGGGGAAGGTCTTTTATTTTTTTCGTTATCTCAAAGGTGCCGAATTCATTCACTTTGCTGTATGCGAATTTCAGGATGCGGGCAATCTCCTTATCGTCGCCCATATCGGCGCTGTAGTCGCTGGCAAACCTGTGAGTGGTATACTCTTCACTCACACCGACTTTATTCAGATACCCGGCCATGATAACAAGGTACTGGTGGCGCTGGCCAGGCATGTACGCATGCTTACGGTCCATATCGGACTTTACCCATTCATATTTTTCATCGTCCGCATCCACTGTCGTGGTGGCTCCGGTTGCGTGTGGGATGGAAAGAGTTTCGTAATTATTGTTTTCAAATAGATTTGAGTCTGAGCTTACGTAGCGTGGGCGGGATATATCTTTACAGGCCGAATCTAAGGTCAGGTTGTAATGTTTGCTGTAGTATTTCTCCAGAAATAAAAAGCTGTCCAGATGCCGGGCCGGGTCGATGTGTACAATGGCGCAGATGCCCCTGCCGGAACAGCTGATGAAGGCGTAATGAGTATATTTGTCGCCCGTTATTGAGTCCCACGCCGCCATGAATTGTTCCGGGTCTAGTTTGTCAAAATCAAGGGCCAGTATGCCGGAATGGTGCGTAAGCCCGGCATCGTTGCGTACCTCAAAAACACCGGAAGCGGTGAAATATGGCAGCGCATTTTTCAGTTCCGAAATTTCCTTTTCTCCGGCGCCACTGCTTACGGCAGCCCGCACCTTTTCAATTTGAGATTCCCATGCCCCCGTCCGGATCAGATCCAGTACGTGGGCAATATCCATTGTTTCGCTCTTCTTAACCTCTTTAATGTGCGGGTATATTGATACTAAATTGGGCATGAATCGGGCTATTGGGGGAATTTAAGTTAACAAAAATTATGGGTAAATCAAATTTGCTTTTACAGATACAAACGGCTTCAACCAGCCATCTGCGCCTGTAAATCCATTGCAGCCTTTAAAATTTTAGGCATTAAATTATGAATTTCTTCCGGGCTATGGCTTGATTTTAATTTTTTTAATGCGTATTGGATAATCTGTTCATTGCTTAAATGGCGGTTATCCTGTATGAATTTCCATATATTGTCGGTCGCCTCTTCTTTCTGATTGGATATTATCTGGCGTTGTTTATGTACCCAGCTGTAGGAGTAATTTTTCAATGCGGCATAATCGGCCAGTGCCTGCTGTCCGCGTCCGGATAATTGTCGGACTATCCATGCTATTGAATATTTTTTAAGATCTCGATACGTCTCCAGCTGTTCTATCGTCATTGTGTGAAGCGGAACTCTTAATATCTTTGGAATGTGGTCAGATTCAATAACCCCGAATTCGGCCTCGGCCAGTTCTTTGGCTTTTGCCTCCTGTTCGGCCTGCTTTTTTTCCTGAATCATACCGCAATACTTACATTCATTGGCGTTTGCCGCTATGATAGCCTCGCATTTTTCGCATTCACGTATGGGGGCTACGCCTTTTGTACGGGACATTATTTCAACGTCCAGCGACCATTCACGCTCAAATTCCCATCTGCCATGCCGATAGACGTTTCCGCCCATGTCAATGAAATTGAAGTGCGTCTTACCTATTTCAGGGCACAGCCTGGCGCCGCGTCCAGGTATCTGAAGGAAAAGGGAGAGGGACATGGTGATCCGGTTCAGTATAATTGTTTCAACCGTCGGTATGTCGTTGCCGGTAGTCGCAACAGCCACATTGCACAGAACTTTATATTTGCCGGCTTCAAAGTCTTTGAATATCTGTTTACGGATCTTTGCAGGAATTTTGCCGTCTACATGAACCGCCGGTATGCCTCTTGAATTGAATTCTTCGCATTGTTTCTGCGATGCCATTACATTCACGCAGTAACACATCGCTTTGGTACCTTCGGCGTGTTTCAGGTATTTATCAACCGTGCCGGCATACAGGCGCGGCGTGTTGAAATACTTAAGCTGATCGGCTTCACTAAAATCCTCGCCGTCTTTTGTATTTTTTATTTTAAATTTTGACGTATCCACCATAGCGCTGAAGGTAATGGCAGGCACAAGGTAGGTATAACCCTCTTCGTCGCCGTTTAACAGCTCAGTGATCGACACTGGCGCTAACAGGTCGTCGTATACGTCGCCGAGCTGTCCGGTATAATTCGGGTAATGAATGGCAAGTTTGGACTCAGTATCCAGCAGGCGCTTGCCATTGCGGCATGGCGTAGCGGTGAATCCTATTACATGAACGCCGCGTATTTTATATTCCAGAACTATTTCGTCAAAATCCCGGATATGCGCTTCGTCAATAATTACCAGGCCGACGTCCGGAAGGCTGTAGTTACGCAGTGTGTCGACGCTACCAAGGTACAGTGTGGAAATACAGTCACGGTATCCAGGTACAATCAGGGTAGGGTACAGTCCATTAGCCTTTAACTTACCGTTGGCCTGCTCAATGAGTTCTATCCGGTTGCACAATACCAATACACTGGTGCCCTGCTTGCGTGCCTTGTAAACGATATCTGAGAAGCACACGGTTTTCCCTGCGCCGGTAGGCATCGTGTATATAATAGCCAGTATATTGGGCTGACTCAGCATGTGCGAAGCCATATCATTGCCGCGGGCTTGGTATCGTCGAAGGGATAGCATTAATTAAAAATCGGAAATATAGGTTCGTGATAAATTGTAAAACCCAGCGCTTTGGCAAGCTCGTATTCTATTTTTGCGCCTTTACTTGATTTCCAACCTTGAAGCATGTAAATAGCGTCGCATTTCATCATTTCAGAGATATCCTCTTTCATATATGATTGCCATGATTTATCATGGTTGTGGTCCAGTAACATTGGATTTGATGGTATAAAATCAGCTTTCGCCAAATCGTCTGAAGCCTTTTTAAAATGCGCCTCTGATTCTTCGATAGGCCTTCCTGTAATTGGTCCTGAAATGTAAATCATATTTAAAACATTTTAATTTGACTTGTATGTTGTTCAATGCGCTTCATGGCTGCTTCATAGTAATCCTTATCCAGTTCGCAGGCTGTTAAATCAAATCCGTAATCGTGGCAGGCTATTGCTATACTGCCGCTGCCTAAATGAGTGTCCAGTATTTTGTCGCCGGGTTTGGCGTATTTGTCAAGAAGGTTTTTGTACAGCTTGACAGGTTTTTGTGTTGGATGAATTTTACCTCCAATATCAGATCCGTGAAAACCTGAATAAGGAACTGTAATCTTTGCGAGTGTTTTATCTAATGATGTCCACGCCAGTTCGCCATCTGCAAAATCTACACCTTTAGGCACCATTTTGTCCCAGAACAGCCAAGACTTTGTAAGTGGTAATGGAAAGTAATTACCCCCCCCCCCCCATATAATCTGATTTTTAGATACGCGAAATAATTCTGCAAAATACTCCGGCGGTGGTATTTCAGAATCCTACTCTTTTTTTTGATGTTTTTTGCGCTTGCCCTTTCGAAGGCCCATATTCATATTGATATTAATCCCATACTGTGGATCTACAATAGCCAGATCAAAGTGTTTATCAGGATAACGCGCCATTAAGGCCATATTATCCTCGTTCGTTATTGTTAGACTCATACCTACCCTACTTTATTTGTTTTGTTAAATTCTAAAATTGTCGGCGAATAAATCAGATCCCGTTTCGATAAAGGCCGGCGTAATATAATGCCTTCCAGCGACCGGCATCTGGACAGAGCAACATATACCTGTCCGTGTGCGAATGCGCCGCGACCCAGATCGATAATCACTTTGTCGAATGTTTGCCCCTGTGATTTGTGAATGGTCATAGCATAGGCCAACTTTATAGGGTACTGCACGAATTCGCCTATTACCATGTGTTTTATTTTGTCAGAATTTTCGTCGTACTGGTATTTAACGTTTTTAAAGGTGTAGCGCGGGACGGTCACCTCTTCGCCGGAGTCTAATAGAATGATTAGCGCTTGCCGGCTAACCAGTTCTCCGTTAATTTCATCTGCAACAATTGCGGTATCCAACCTGTCAAACGTTCCGATTGTTCCGTTGAAATACAGGTTATTCGGATCATTTGAATTGCGCATGGTCATAACGCGGCAACCAGGCTTCAAAAGTAATATAGGCTCAACAGGGCAGTCTTTTTTATCGAATTCCCCCGAAATAGTCCCCTCCAGCTTTATCATTTCACCTTCCAGCCGGTCAATCATGATCGAATTGGTGTCTGCTGCAATCTTATTGGTCGTGCAGAGCATAACTCCGTCCTTCGGGTCCAGTTTACCATCCCGTACCGCTGCGTTGTTCAGGCGGTCTATATCAAGCTCGTTTATGCGGTTGTTTTTAATGTTGTTGAGCAAGGCAATGAAACCCGGATCTTTCTGTCTCCATACCTTTGTCAGAGAAACCACTTCAAACGGATCGGAGAATGCCGCGATTTCCTTCCAACAGTTTGCCGAAAAAAAAAATTCAGATTTGTACCGGCTTTTAATCATTGCCTTTTCTTCATCTGAAGCAACAACCGGAGGCAACTGATCTATATCGCCGACCATGATCAATTTTTTACCGGCAAAATGCCCCCACGATTCAAAGTTCTTTTTGCAGAAATTAAATATTTGATCCATGATATCCGCCCGAACCATTGAAACCTCATCAACGATAATGTATTTGATGCGCCGCCATATTGCGAGTGTGTGGCCGTCGTAAGAGCGATCCAGTTTTTTTATAGATGCAAAATCTACAGGTCTGGCCGGGAATTTAAAGAAGCTGTGAATGGTCATTCCGGATATGTTGACTGCGGCAATGCCGGTTGGCGCAAGGGCCACATATTCGCCTTCATGCTCTTCCATAAATTTGCGTATCAGTGTGGACTTTCCAGTACCGGCGTTACCAGTAAGGAATGTATGAATGCTGGTGTCGCAGATGCGCTCCATAGCGAATGCGAGGTTATCGTCCGTAGTGGCTATTGTTTCGGTGGTCATTTTGAAAATGGGTTTTTAATTGGTTGAATAGGCGGTACGGCGGGCAAAGGTTCTGCAAATTTAATGGGTTGTGCAAATTCGGCGCTTATCACTGCGGCGCCTGCCGCCTGCGCTTTGAATTTATCAATGATCTGATCGTCGATAATATCCTGAAACAGTTCGGCGATTCGTATCTGCTTCTGATCGAATGAAAGTGTTACGCGCATATCGCCCTGCTTACGGTTGACCTGATAGAATAATACGTAAGCGATAAACTTCTCCGGCTCCGTAGTTAGATCCTTTAATTCAAATACAACATCATTATTGCTGTTAAAGAATTTATATAACTTATCGTAGTATTCTTTATCGAAGTCAAACATGAGAGAAACAATTAAGGTAAGGTATTGCAGCTTTGGAATCATCCGAATAAAGATAACTGGTTTGGGCTTACTCCGAATTTTTTAGATCTTGTTTTTTTATCGGTGCAGGGCGCTTTGAGATTGCACTTGGTAGCTCAATCCTTGCCTCTGGAATTTCAACCATTTTAATGCTTCCGGTTTCTTTATTGGAAATTATTTTATGTGTGAAAGTGCCATCCGGTTGCGGACCACCCCCGGCATTGCATCAATATGCTGCGACCAGTTCATTGCCAGGTGTTCTTCGGACTTTTGCAGCTCTCTTATTGTTTGTTCTGCTTGCTTAAGCATCGCATCCTGCATTATTTGAACAGATCGTAATTGATCTATAATTTCAATTTGATCAGTAACCTGCTGTTCTGCCTGATCGTATTTGGCTTCCAGTACAGCGTGGGCTTTTGAAAGTTCGTCTATAAGACTGCCGCTACCTATGTCACCGTCCGGATTGCCATTCGCTTCACTCTCTGCAAATTCCTTGCTGTAATAATACACGCTGATCGGAAGTATTAATGTAAATCCGAATGCCGGTATTAATCCCCAATCCCATCCGATTGTATCAATGTAGTAATAGGCACTGATGCATACCTCGAATATTGAATAGTATTTGGCAACAATAAAATTCTTGCGCAGGGTGTAAATAAGTATGGATGCGGCAATGATAAGAGATACGCCAATACTTGCAAATTCCCTATAAGGCGAAGGAAACACGCTGAAGCTGTGGTACACGTAGTACGTATTTGGAGCAAGGAATATTACTGTGAATATTGCCGCCCATCCCATGAAGGAATTGGTTTTTATTTTGTTAAGCATAGATGGTTCCAACTAGAGTGTAAAATGAATTCTTTGAACTCTCAATCTTTGTGAAACGTCCCGTATGATCTTCGCAGGAAATTATCTGATTGATAATAAATGAACGCTTCATGTGTGGTAATTCAATAATATCACCAACTTTTAAATTGTACTTAGTCCAAACCTTCATCTCTTTGAAGTCGCATTTTAGATATTTAAGCGTTTCAATTAAATTACGCTCCTGCATTTCTTCCGAATCTACATTGTGGCCTATTGATTTTTTGTGCTCAATGTGTTTCTGCAAATCAAGTATTTCACCTTTGCGCTCTGCTTCATTACGAATCATGTGCAAAGCATCTTAGGCTTGTTGCTATTGCCCCACATATCAATTCTGTAATTTGAAGAGCTTTCTGTTAATGTTGTCATTTTTTAATTTCTCCTTATTTTTAGTTGTTGAATGTTTTTTTAATTGGTCGGGGATTAATTGGTGACTAATTCGCTACCGGTGCATGCACCTTCGCTTTATCTTCGAGACTCATTAGTAAATACGAATCAATCAGGTCTTCGTATTCCTGCCTGCCCTCTGCCATCAGGTCGGGATAGTTAGCCATGTTTATGGTAAATGTGTTATATTTTTTCTTGTTGACCCCAAGGATAATATAATTTACCTTATTAAGCCCGTCAGAGACGAACGCAGCGGTCCGGTGATACTTGCGTGAACGAATGTCTATCAAGAATTCATCGTGCGTCCTACATCTTGTGAGGCGCAAATCAATAATGCCGGAAGCAGAAAAGAAGTCTAATCTGTGTTGGCATGATATGTAATACCTCGCATCGTCCCAATTCATTTTGGTATTCGTAACGTATGGCTGTTTTAAAGACTTGATAACCCACGACATTATTGCCTTACAAATATTGTCGACAATGAATCTGTTTTTGTGAAATTCTCCACCCTCTTTAAAAAGTGAGTCATAAATTATAGGCTCAAATAACTTCATTTTTACTTCATACAATAGCCCAGCACTAACGCGCCCAAACGGCGTAAGGTGTCCTAATACTTCATAAATGCGTGCGAGTGTATTTGGATATATAACCATGATTTACTTAATTAAGGATATCCACTTTTCAAATTCTTCAATCCAATCAAACGTCATTTTCATTGGTGAATAGTTGTCAGGAGTTTGACCTTCTTTAAATTGTAAGAACCATTGCTCGTCTGGTGCTGACGCATTTCGCTCTAAACCTGGTATTAACTCAATTGAACATTTTTTAGCTTTGGCTATTGTACCCTTTAAGCAACAGCAATCACCATTATATTGAGACCCGTTTATTTTTCCATCAATCATTGATTGTTTTAAAAATGGAATTTCATGGACCGTTTTAAGCAATGTCGCCCAAATGGCATGTTTGAATCTGTCCAGATTGGCACCACTCAGATCGGCATCACTCAGATTGGCACGGATCAGATTGGCATCACTCAGATTGGCACCACTCAGATTGGCACCACTCAGATCGGCATCACTCAGATTGGCACGGATCAGATTGGCACGGATCAGATTGGCATCACTCAGATTGGCATCAATCAGATTGGCACCATTCAGATCGGCACCACTCAGATCGGCACCACTCAGATCGGCATCACTCAGATTGGCATCACTCAGATTGGCACGGATCAGATTGGCACGGATCAGATTGGCATCACTCAGATTGGCATCAATCAGATTGGCACCATTCAGATCGGCACCACTCAGATTGGCACCACTCAGATCGGCATCACTCAGATTGGCACGGATCAGATTGGCACGGATCAGATTGGCATCACTCAGATTGGCATCAATCAGATTGGCACCATTCAGATTGGCACCACTCAGATTGGCACCACTCAGATCGGCATCACTCAGATTGGCATCACTCAGATTGGCACCACTCAGATCGGCATCACTCAGATTGGCACGGATCAGAGTTTCTTTGATAGTATTATTTTCACTTTCATGCGTGAACAATATTGAACCCCAAATTGATTTAATTTCTATTTTTATCATAATTGAAAAGTTGTTGAATATGAATGGTTTTAATTTAATTATTTCTTAACGGTGGCAAATTTAATTACCTCTTTACATTTGAAATTTCTTCCGTAATGCGAACGCCTGGAATATCCCTCGCTCCGGCAGCAATAGCAGCCTTTATCTTATCGGCATCAGGCGTGTGGTACTCTGCCGGAAGCAATGACATATCAATTCCCGCCAGATCAAACACCCATCTTTTCATTACGTTTTTAGCGGCAGGCATTACGTTCGTCTTAAACTCTGCATGCATTTGACTGTTGGCAATATTAGAAGCTGCTTGATCTAATACGGCTTGCTGCTGATCTGCTGCCCGGTCTTTGGCGTCCTGAGCAATTTTGTCTGCCTGTTCTTTTTGCTGTTTTGCGAGTTCTTCAGCCGCTTTTGCATTGGAAGCCTTCATATGCTCCAGCTGAATAAGCTCTTCTTTACGGCTGGCAATTCGGGTCAGCAGGTCGGATTTAACCTGTGTCGCCTGATCAGAATATTCCATGTATACAGAATGGCTTGGAATAAGGTCGGATATGCGAATGCCGAGCGTGTCAATGGTATTAATGTCACATTCCGATATTGCCCTTAATGTACTGGATTCAAAGTTGCTGATAAGGTTTAAAATGCCGTTAACTCGTTCCTTCTCTTTGTTCGCTGCGGAAATTTCGGCGTCCTTATCACGTTGTATTTGAGCCTGTTTTTCTTTTGCTTTGCGGTCTTCTTCACGTTGAAAGGTTACAATTTCGGTATCCTTCGTTTTTATCAACTCAGATAGTTTTGCAAGGAGATGCTTCTGATCCTGCAATAGTTCATCTTTGTAAACTGTCAACGCTTCGCCCATTTCTTTACGCTGCTCGTCGAACTTTTTAAGGTATTTAGACCCTTTTTTAAGAACAGAGTTTACATTTGCAACATCTTCCTGAGACGTCACAGGTTTTAACATGCCAATGGCGGACTCCAGTTCTGATAGTTCATTTAAAAGTGCAGGGGCAAATTCTTTTTTGAAGACAATAAGTTTACGGCCTGGCGGTACCATAACGGTAACAGGATTCGACGCTTCCTGCCGAAGCGTCGAATCCTTCGGCTGGGCAGCCACACGATCAACGCCGGACGGGTTCTTTTTTGGTTCCGGATCTGATTGTCCGAATGGGTTCTTTATCATTTCTCTCTGGGGTTTTTGTTTGATAACAGGGCGCCGTCTGCATCCTGTTTAGAACTGTACACCGGCGTCGAAGCAGTATACAGTTGATAGTTAATTACAATGTATTTAGAATGGTTTTTTCCCAGCCGGTACGCTTGCAACTGGAGCCGCTGCTGTGGTTGCAACGGTGGCGCCGCCAGATAGGGCCAGGTACTCGTCAGAAGTTTTTATTTTATCCTGAACGAATTTTTCCAAACGCTCAAACTCTGCCTGTTTAAATGGCGGATTGAAATTGAAAAGGAACGATTCTGTCTTCTGAACAGGAACCGGCACGCCATCAGGAATCGGCGACACGTTCAATATGTCGTTATACTGTCCGCCTTTTTCGCTGTCTTTAATGGCTACATTGATCAAGCACTGGTGATCCAATAGCTTGACCAGATTAAACGCTTCCGCTTCCTGATTGGACATTTTGGAACCTCTCCATCCGTCAAGCAACTTTCTAAGATTCGCCTTTGCATTTAAACTGTTCAGGAAGTCCTTACCTACAATGAACGGCTTATCGTCATCATCAGAATTGAGAGTATTGCTTAGTTCAAAATAAAGGCGAACCATCTTCTTACGGCTTACGTGCCCTTCATACTCCTGATCAATCGTTCCAATGATAGCAACGCCCACACACACCCCCATGTGATTTCCTGCCGGTGCTGGTGTGAAGCTGCCGCCCAGCGTTGATTTTACTTCTTCATTATCGTACTTTCCCATACGTTGTTTTTGTTTTAGGTTTGAAATTTGTTTATATGAATCGTTTATTAATTGAACTCAAAAGTATATCAATATTTTTTGATATCAAAATAAATTGATAATTATTATCCACCGGCTGCGGGCTACTGCCCGAATGTTTTTGATGAATCTAAAAACAACTTTGCTTTATCAACCATCGATCTGGTAATATAGCTTTCTTTGCCGGTCATGAATCTGGACAGCGTAGCGGAGCCGACGCTCATTTTTTCTGCTATATGATCCTGTTTCAAACAGGTATCTTTTAAAAGTTTTATGACTTTATTAGCCTCTGTCTTCAGAGCTGCGCGCTCTTTTTCCTGAACGGTAACGCCTTTTTTTGTTGGTAATACCTTTGTTTTTATGCTTGCCATATTCTTTTCATTTATTTAAATCAAAGGTATATCAAATATAATTGATATCAAAATAAATTGATAAAAAAAATCAAGTAGCACCAATCGCCAATCAAAAAAAAGTCCCGTAAGCCTTTCAGCATTTACGGGACCCGATTCATTCAAAAACCCAGAGGAGACTTAAATATAGGAAAATTAGTCGAATCAACAAGCGCCCAATACTATGATTGTGGATATGTTTATAAACCTGTGGGTTTCGATTTATTTCAAGGCAATAATGGTCAAAACAAACACGACGACGGTGATCCCTGCTATTAAGGGTATTTTCCTGTTCAGCTTTTCGGAGCGCTTCAGCTTCTTTTGATCCTGTTCATTCAGCGCCTGTAGATCGGATATGGTCTGTTCGCTGGATTTATTCAGCGCTTGAACCGATTCATATTGTGCAGTACGCAGCGTTATAATTGAATCTTTGGTAAACAGATCCGATTGCATGACCTGTACCATTGAGTCACATATATCCCCAGACTCAATAAGAGCGTTATAGTCGATAATCGATAGATTACTGATAGTTTGCCCTATTGAATCAATTTTAACAACCCTAAGCGTCTGAATCGTGGCCCGCAAAGCGTTGTATTTAATTGTCAGGTCGGCGATATGGTTTTTATATGCCGAATCATGCTTTTGCTTTATCATGACCAGTGAATCATATCTGGCAACAAAAGCATCTGTATGAATGCGATGGAGGCGTAACTGGCTGACAGATTCTATTTCTTTTTCTGGCGCAGGGTTTTTGCCGCACGATTTTGCAAAAATACAAAGAGCTGCCAGTGCTATTGCCACGCCAAACAGGATATCGAATAAGTTTCTTGCTGTCATTTTTAATTTGTGCGCCGGCAGACGGATTGCCAACGGCTTTAAATGGTTGGAATTTCTTTTTTAATCATTGCAATGATCTGTTTCAGCGTCTTTGCATAATTCGGATCAGTTGCATATCCTGCCTTTGCCACTGCATCAGCGAATGCGTTTGGATCACTTTTCACTTTCCTGGCATCGGCATACCGTTTGTTTTCAACAAAGAACCGATTATGGTCGGCGAAACACTCTACAGGCGTATCGTACTTGCGGAACCAGTCTTTCACCTTGTACTTAAATTTACCTCCATCAACCGGCGCAATACTGATCATGACCGGGAAGTGAAGCGTATTTACTTTTGAGTATTCAGTGGTTGTAATCAGTTGGCATTTTTCTTCCGGCCAACCTCCCCGCTTAATGCCGAAAAAGTTATTACCTATTGCCTTCTCTCCCCAGCCAGACTCATAGGCAGCTTGCGCCAGCGTAAACAGCGCAGACACACCGTCAACCTCCTGGGCAGAGAAAGCAAACTGATAGTAATGTTTAACGAAATCCTTCGGTACCATCAGAATGATTTTGCCTTAAATACAATTTTTGTCCCTGCCGGTAGACCATATAATGCCAGTACCGCAGGCGATAGGATGAATGTACTTACCAATGAATCTTTTGTAAGCCTGTCCAGCGAGGCTCTGACGTCGCCAAGTGTGCCGGACGATAATAGCAGGGTGTCTTTATTTGAATACGTGCTATCCGCTTTAAAATGCTTAATGCTCCATGTTCCAGAATCGGCAATTCCGGGCGCTGATGGATCGCACTTTGTTGAGCCTTCCGGCTCAGTGAATACGCCTCCCGGCTGTAGTGTAAATTCGTTGTCGTTTATGCAGTCGGGGAATGCGGATAAACCGCCAATGAAATAGGAGCCTTTGAAATACTTCTGTGAGGCGTGACCGTGTTCATACTTATATATTAAATCCTGTTCGGTAGTCGGCTTTACGGCAGGGTATGGATTGTCGCCGTCTTTACAGGAAGAAAAAACGATTGAAATTGAAACGAGCAATAAAATAAGCGATGTGTGTAATTTTTTCATAGTCCTAATATTTTTTGGATGACATTTTTATTTAACTGTTTTTTAGATTTTAAAATATCAATACGAATTTCCTGAATAATGTTATTTACCCGGCTCTCGATTTTCTTTATCTGGTCTTTACGTTCTGGATTATGCTCATTTGCGAACTCGATTTCCTCATTTGCCATGCACTGGACGAGCTGGATAACATTCAGAACCTTGTCGAGTTTGGTTTCTGCATCTCTTATGTATGCGTCTATATCCAAAGCTTCGCGCTTATTCTTCAAATGCATACGGACCATTATAAGTCCTGCGAATCCAACGTAAATAACAAACCTGATCCAATCCCTTGTATCCTCGCTGGTGGTGGATGCCTGCGTAATGATTGCATCGGCGGCAAGTCCGGTGAGTATTTCTCCGCCATAAATATACAATGGTGCAAGTATGGTAGTAATGGTAGTTACCCCCGTCTTAGCCTGCTCGTACATGCTTTCTATTGACATTATTTATCCTCTTTTTTATTTTCACCGCCCCTGATTATTGAAATCAGTTTGGTTATTGCATTCACCACGAACTCGACAGATGTAAGGCCTAGTAAAATCAATAATGTAATTAAAAGACTCCACGTAACGTCCATATATATATCCAATACCTTAATATCTATGGCTGTTGGTTGTGATTGGTGAACCGCTACATATACGGCATGTACATATACACCAACGGATGACGAAAGTAATACCAGTGCAAACCATGCCGCCGTGGCACGCTTTGCACTTCCTTCATTGTTCACGTCCTGAAACGTTCCTATGAGTGTTTGCCTGAAAGTTTTCATGTTTATCTGTTATAAAGTAAATTTGCAAGGTCATTACCTAAATTAACCTGATCGGCAGAGTTAAGATGTAACCATGTTGGGTGATACATGTCAGTAGAAACAAGGTCATATCCGTATGTAGCGCACAGTGTACTGTCGGCTGCACGTATAACTGATGAATAAGTCCTTCCGTTATTATGCTCCCTAACAATTACAATATTAATTCCCGGATAATCCAGTTTTACTTTATTGCATAGATCAATAAGGTTTGAATAATAAAGTGAGCTGGCCTTATATTCCAACATATCTTCAGGCCCCTGATACCATATAAAGTTTTTGTACTTAATAACCTTTCCTTCTCCCGTTAAAATAGTAGCTGCCTTTTTTACATAGTTCGTTGTGAGTGTAAAATAATATTCATGGTACGAATTAACATTCCAGTCCTGAATACCAGATGAATCTTTCAAGTAGGTGCCATAAGGACCATACTTAACAAGTACCCTTTCCTTGCCGTTCAGCAACTTCATATTGTAGGTGTATGATAACTCTAAACCATGCTTACCGGTTGGTGCGCATGTATTGCGATTATACATAAGCTCTTCAATCTTATGGGATGAAGGGTAATATATCCAACACCCTTTCAATGTGTCTTTCAAATAAGCAGGAAGGTCTGTAATAAGCCCATATCCACCGGCATTTGATTGGCCGCCCAATATGTCAACCTCTACCGTATCGGATGCTGCGAATCTATATCCGGTTACAAACCCATTTATTTCAGATCCATTATTTAATAGAACCGCTTTAGGTTCTTGAGGGATAGGTATTGTTTCATATTTTTCTTTACACGAATAAAATATTCCGATAATTGTAGCGAATAATAAGATGTGCTTTTTCATGTTTTTTTATTTAGTTTGGCTCAACAATAAACCATGCAACAATAGAAGTATCTAATGCGCTGGTACTAGTAATAGTAAAGGAAGTGCCAGCTGTTCGGGCAGATATATAAACAGTTCCCAATGTTCCAGCGGCCGACTGTATAGTAACGAATATTTCTGATGATGCCGTTACTTTAGTCGTACTAACAACTACAGTTCCGGCCACAAGTGTACTCCTTCCAAGCGTTGCATTGGTGCCTTCTTTTACATACAATCCATTTCCAGCAGTAGATAATTTTAAGTCGTTAGTAAGGGTTGTGGATGCCTCTGAAATTGTAAGTCTTGCAACCTCGCTTTGAACTGTTGTGCCGCTTGTTGTTGCTGTGGGACAGTTGAATATGTGGTTTGCATTGCCTGTTGATGCATTGCCTGTCCCCTGCTGAGCATTATAATTTATTGCCTGACCTCCTGTATTGGTTCCGGTTCTTGGCGACCGGTTGATGGTTTGAAAATAACAATCGCCAAACTCGCCGGTTGGTGTACCAATATTAACGCCACCAGATGTTCCGGGGATTAAAGTTTTACCCATGGTAAGCCCGTTGAATGCAAGCTTCAGAACGTTAACGCCTGTACCGGCATTATCAACGGAGAAGTTTACGGTTTGAGATGCGAACCACATACCGGTAGTAGGTTGTACTGAATAGGCAATAGATGGAGCACTTAATGAACCAGCTGGAAACTGATTCACCTGTGTAAATGTTTGAGCCGTCCCAAGCCCTGCCAGTGTTTCATTGGCAGTATTTGGAAGCGTCCATGTAGTTGATCGTGGAATTGCAAACGTTGGATTAAATGCCCCTGTCGTTGCAAAGTTGCCGGACAAAGAAAGGTTTGAAGCTCCTATGGTTCCTGCTACTGTTACGTTCTGTGAGGCATCTTGTAATAAACCAAGCGTAAGCACGCCTGATGAATTGGCCGTATAAAGCCCCAATGTAGTGGGAATAATGCCGGTTGAAATTATACCAGTGCTTGTTGTTCTGATCGCTCCGCAATTCAACAAACTATTTCCATCATACGCCCATGTATTGAAGTTGGATAGTATATCAGCGCTTACAATAGTCGTAGGGCTGGCAACGGTGCCGCGGTATTTAGCGGCGTTAACCTGCGAGCTGTTTGTGCCGGTTGAATACTGATAGAATACAGGCCCCCTTAATGTTGTTGTTGCCGTCTCAATAGTATTGAATTTAGTCGTCGGTGTTGAAGCATCACCAATACGAACGTTTCCGGTAGAGTAATAAATATCTGATCCAGTGGTAACCCATTGAGAAGAAACCTTTGCATTCCACGCTGCGGCGGATGCAATATAGGCATCCTGAACAGCAGATCCCTGCCATGTACCAGTACCAATTGTTCCAAGTGTGGTAATAGAAGTCTGTCCGATGTACGCAGCCGATATGTCTATTGCCGGCGTTGCTCCTCCTGATGAAGTGATCCTATTTGTGGTTCCGGTAACACTTGTAACCGGCGTAGGCAATGCTGTTATATTACCATTCAGCTTTTGAATAGCCTGTAAAATATTATCAGATGAAGAAATTGTACCAGCCCCTGATGTGTACCCGGTCAAAGTAGATCCTACTGTCCGGTCATTGGTGAAGTACAGATTTCCCGATTCAGTTACCTGTGCCGTTGTGTAGTCGCCTGATGTTGCTACTACTGCTCCTGTTCTTCCGAACGCAGAAGTTACCCCCGCAGATATTGTAGACCACGTGCCGTCACCTCTCAGGTATGTCGTTGATGATGGCGTACCTATTGCTGATAAATCTGTTATTCCAATAGATGAGGTTAATATTAGTTTAGTATAGTCGATAGAACCGGCCAGCATACTATTGGTTACTTTACCAGATCCTATGGTTGTTGTAAAGCTTCCTGCCCCAGTGCCTGTAACATCACCCGTAAGCGTTACGGCCGCTTGTGTTGCCATCGCTCCCAACCCAAGGTTCACGCGTGCAGTGGATGCGCTGGCCAGATCAGAAAGGTTTAACGACTTCTGTAAAAATGGAAATTCAGATATTGCAATCTTATGCCACTTGTGATCTGTATTATCGTAATAAGCAACGGAATCAACGCTTGAAGGCGTATCATGATTCATTACAGGCCAGTATGGGAGTGATCCTACATTTTGTGCCACAGAGGCGAATGACAATAGTAGTAATGCTATTAATAATTTAAGTCTTTTCATAATTATAATGACCGGTAGTTATCCAGTAAATTATAGGTGAATGTTATTTTAAATTTAAAATAGAATCAATCTGACGAACAGTTGCTTTGCAGCTGGAATCCATATGTTTTTGTATACAACGATCGACAGATCTGATTTTTTTTGAATGCTAATTGTATACTCTTCCAGCGCCTCTTCCTTTTGACTTTCGCAACAGGAAAAAACAAATATGATAGATAATAGTATGATTAATTTTTTCATAATTATAAATATTTATATGGTATACGTATCACAAACGTAGATGTATCGAAGAAATACCAAATCCCACCGGCCCGGTACCAATCTGATGCGTGCTGACCTGAAATGGCAGTGCCAGTGTATTCATTATCGGTCCAGTTGGAATCGTTTGTAAGCAATGATATGGTTGTGGAGTTTGTTACTTTAGACCCACCACTGACTGTCGGCACCATATCTACCGTTGCGAATGCATTGGGCGCAATTGGTCTGAAGTCGTCCTTATATCCAACTGCGGACTCAAAATTAAGTCCACCATCTAAAAAGTTAGGATAGCTAACGGCAATTTCATTTAATATTGTACGGGTATTGTCAGCCTTCGTCCTTTTGCCTCCGCTTAGAATAAATGCTGCAATATCACTTAGAATTCCGCTTGTATTTTTCATTGCAATCCAGAATAATAGTGTCCGTCATTAGTTTGATTAACAGAAGCCGTTGCGTAGGCCTCAAGTAAAGGATTTCCGGTGAGTAATCCAACTTTTTCCAGTACTTCTACAGAAAAAGTAATGCGGCCCATGCGTGTATTCAGGGCGTCGTTATTCATATCCTTACTGTCAGCCTGTATATTGATATCCTGAACAGACACGCGTTGCACAAAGCCGGGATTATAATTCAACGTTCGGTAAATTGGATTATCCAGAATGGCCCTGCAAAGCCCAATGAGCTTCTGTAATTTCACTCCGGATAAGTTGTCGCCGTCAGCCGTATCGTCGCTTGGTGAGCTACAGTACACGTCCACATTGTACACGTATGTTCCAAGTATCTCCCCGTTGTATTCCTTCAGCAGCGGATACGACCCCATAGCGAACGACAGATTTATTACAGGCAGATCCTCCTTATCATTCGGGTTGGCCGATTCGACAAAAACCTTCATTGCCCCGAAGTCAGGATCGTACGTCAACAGATATTGCCCTTCAAACTCATCGGCAAGGATAATAGCTATCCTCTCCCTAATAAGTTCAAACGCCTGTGGTCCTAATACTGTTTTTATCTTCGGCATCTATTATCTCGTTAACGGCTGCTGGTAATCATTCAGAAATATAAGTATGATTCCGGTCTGTTCATCCGGATGCCACGTTTTGCATTTGTAATTCAGCACAATGCCTGATACGTTTTTTACACTGACCTTGTGATCCTTAAATGTAACCTCATTATTCGCATCCCTGAATGTGTACCCGGCATCGATCAGCGCCTGATTGGAAACGGCAACGTTCGCAAGTTTGGTATTTACAAGATTCCCGTCGCCGTCAACATTGAACCACACCTCTGTATGCATTCCAATAATATTAATCGTAATACCAGACGGGGAAATAAATTGAATCGGAACACCCCACCCGTTTGAATCGGTGGTTATCCGTGTTATATCCTTACGAATATTGTCAATAATTCCCATCCTAAAAGGTTTGGATTTTAAAAAAAATACCCACTCGGCGAATGGGTATTTTTTTTTATTTTTTACGTTTGAGTTAAATTATACTCCAGTTTTCAATGTCCATAAACGATCCACCGCTACAGGGATGGCAACGAAGGCAGACTTAACATCCACATCGTGTTTGGCTCTTCTGAAGTCAGGGAATTCATTTACAAGGAACTTGCACTGGAAAGGAGCGACACGGGCACCGTTTGTATCAATCAGCAACTGCGGAACAGCAGCGTAACTCAATACGAATTCAGGATTGTCCGGAAGCATTACAACGGTGTTATCGTCGATGTACGGAGTAAGAACCCCTGTAACCGGATCGTTATAATACTGAGGATAACCCCAAAGAGTCAGCTCGTAGTTTCCAACGGACAGCCTGCCTTGTGGAACTCCTCCGATAGAATCTCTTTGTGGTGGATTAATGTCATCCAACTTCATGTTGAATAAGTTTTGTCTTTGTAAGAAGTAGTTGTTTTTCTTCAAATCCGACAATGCCTTGGCTCCGCAAATTAAATTGAAACGACCACCAGCCGCCTTACCTGTCTTTCTCAGGAAGTCGCAACCTAACTGCAATTGATCGTAAGGGTCAATGCCTGTCGGGGCGATTGAAGTGCCGCCCGTGTTAGCCCAATAGTTGCCAGCGCCAGGGTCAACAATTGAAGCTGCCTTTCTTTTAAAATCAATATTGTCGCCATTTTTCAGAGTAACAATACCGGTCTGTAACACCTGTGCGCATTGAAGCTCGGCAGCCCTGTCGATCTTGTTCATGATCTCTTTCAATTTCATTGCACCTGAATACACGAAATTAGCCCAATCTGAACCGGTGATCTGGGTAGATCCAAACATGCGGTCATACAGATCAAGTTCGGTCATATCAAAGTATTCATCATACAATGGCGGAACGAAGATTTTTTCAGTAGATCGCGGGAACTTGTTACGCGTACCTTCTGTACCGCGCACCACATCAACAGCGACCAATTCAAAGCCTCTTTGAACTTCAATAGAGATTTCTTTAGTAGGCGAATATGTCTCTTTAAAATATGATCTTAAAAGGCCCGTAGGCTCTACCATCTGTTTGTAGACAGCGACAAGGTCTTTGGTAAATAACGGTCTTGCGTCCGTGGTTGCGATATTACTCATCTTTGTATAGGATGTTTAGTTTTTTAAATTTTTAAAGCAGCCATTTTGATTAATTGTCGTAATCGGTAAGGTCTACGCTTGGTTTGATGAAAATACCGACTGTATCGAACTGGATACGGTCGAACAACTGGCGGCCACTTACAATGGTACTTAATGTGTCAGTGCCGTTGTTGAAAACGATCAGCTCCTGCGCTACGTCTCCGCATACGCCATACATTAAACTGGTAACTGCGCCAGGCTGGATTGTGTAGTCCTGCGCCAGAATACCAATAGGAAACTGAGAGCCATCGGAAGCTGTTGATTTTAGTGGAACGACTGCGCCAGTTGCGGCAATACGGCCAATTACGGTACCAGCCGGAAGTGTCACAGCGACATATCCAGAGTTGGTATAATTTCCGGATTGGTAACGGTTATTAAGTAAAAAAATTTTACTTAAATCGTAGTTAGTCGTCTGCTGATTGTTCGTGCTAACTGTTACTTGGTTTGTACTCATTGCTTTGAGGTGTTAAATAGTTAGACGTTTGACTAAGCAGAAACGCCGAGTTTCTCTTTTATTTTAGCGTCCATTTCAGCTCTGAAAGCAGTCATGTCAGCTTCTTTTTTCTTGCCTTCTGCCGTTGGTGAAGCAGCACTTGCAGCACCGGCTTCAGGCAATTTAACCGCAGGAACAGCTTCAGCAGCGGCCTCTGTTACAATTGCCTTGCCGGCAGCCTTCAGGGTAAACTCTCCCATGTGTTTAGGAGTAATTCCTTTGCCTGAAGCGATACCTTCTTCAACCGCTTTAGCGTCTATGCCGTTGAAGGTCATCCAGCCTTCAACTCTTTCTTTTTCGGCTGCAACGCCCTCTGCCATAGCCTGAGCATATACCGAAGGGTGGCTTACTTTAAGTGTTTGTAAATCCATTTGTATGATCTGTTTTGTTGGTACTTCTGTTTTTTCAATTGATACTGTTTTTTCAACAGCTACAGGCTCTATATATTGGGCTGCAACTAAATGCATATGAGCCTTAATTTCTTCTTTTTTGGATGGCGTAATAGTTGTTATCTTATTTACCAATCCTATTTTTTTGGCCTCTGCTGGAGTAAGAAAAACATTAATTCTATAATCCAGTGAAAATATATCCTTAACTTTTGCACCCTTTAATTCAGGCTTTGAATCCATGATAGACTGAAGCGCTTCAAGATTCAATTTATTCTTTACAGCCTTTTCAAATTTTGAATTTATTCTGTTGAGGTAGGCCTTGGCCTCATCGTCAAAATAATCCGGATTGTTTTCAATGTAGTCCGGCAGTCCGGCCCGGTGCATCATGAAATCGGAGATGTCAAAACATTCAACATCATCGGCGTTAACGCAAAAATAAAAACCAGCTGAATAGGCGTTGCCATCTACAACTACCAACTTCCTTTTTGGGTGTTCGGAAAATTTTGCAATCATTCCAAAATTGTAAGAAGTCGATCCTCCTGGTGTGTTTACGCGAATACGAACATCTTCGTCAATAGCTGCATCCATTTGTGTAATGAACTGGGCCGCTGAATATTCGTTTACTCCACCATACAGAAGTATTTCTTTTGCCATTGTGCTATAAAAATGAAATTATTTTAATAATACTCTAAAATTTGTATTACCGTAACATATAATTTATTAAATTTGTATATGCAAAAAAAGAGTTCAAGATACCCATACCTGGCCGTGTATGGAGTTAACCCGACGGTTCACGAAGACCTGAAAACTATTGCCGATAATTTAGGCATAGACCTGTCTGCCCTTATTAAGCCTAAACTAAGAGAGCTTCGGGATAGTTATCCGGAAGCTCTCAGAAAATCAAAGGAACATTAAAATTTGGTTTGATGCTTACCGCTTGCTATTATTTTTCTTTTTTACAGGTTTATTATCTCCACCCGGTTCAGCTGCCGGCTGTATAATTGTCGGATCTGTTATACCAAGACTTTCAGCGTAATCTTTTTCATCTGCAAACTGATCCACATTCTCAAAATATTCGCCACCTTCAAGACGTTCTGTTGCGCGCTCTACCGTAGTAAGCGGCAATGCTGCGGATGATGTGCCAAGTTTCAAGCGCTCTGCCTGTACTTCTTTCAGCGGGTCTATATGCGGAACGATAGCCCCCACAAACCTTGCGCTTCTATATCCTGCTAAGGCCATGTTGTTATTTTCCAGACGGGCTTTTAAATAACCAGGTGCCTGAATTTTTAAAGACAGAATTTCAATTTCCAGCCAGTACGTATAAATAGGCTTCAGGAATGCGTTTGCAAAATCCTTTCTCTTCACATTCAATGAATGCTCCCAATCTTTTATAGCTGCCCGTGAAGCCGAATAATTGCTGTCGTATTTGCTCGTTGCCACATCCGGAGGTATTCCGATGGCTGCGCATATAAGATCAATATTCACTTCGTAAAATTCTTTAAAGTGAAGTTCATTTTTAGACTCCAGCGCCTTTAATTCAGATTCCACCGGCATATTGTATGTCATCTTTCCGGTAGTAACGGAAATTTTATTGGCCAGGGCATTTCCCATCTGATCACGCGGCAAGTCGTTATCCACGTAACCATCCACAGATATAGCCTTAGTAATCTCCTGCACATGCGGATTCTCGCCGGTTGACCCCAATTTATGAGCAATGAAGTACGCAATCTTCTGGCGCTCCTCCGCACTGCCTACCGTGGCCGCTTTGTATCGCTCCAGAACCTTTAAAATTTCCAGTACTGCAGTGAGTATCGGAACGCCGCGCATGTTATCCAGTCGCATCTCAAGTCCGTACACAAGGAATGCCTGTGTTATGCCTGTCTTTGTTCCGGTGGCCGGTATGCGTTCGTACTCCATATCATACGGACCATTCGGAACGATGCCGGCCTTGCGTACCCAATACGCCATGTGCCTTCCGGTGTCATCCATCTCAACGCCGTTTAGCAGCTTGTTTCCGTTATCTAAAACCTGTGGGAATATCTCATTTCCGTACATAGGTGAAAACACATGCTCGCCATCAATAAGCTGAACATTCAAACCAAGATTTTTATCGTAGCGCAATACCACAAGTACGTCGCCACCAATGATTGAATCCTTATACGCCTTCTGTTGCAGCTTGTCAAGATTCCACATCCGAGCATAATGACAATTCGTGCTTTCTTTAAAACCCCACCAGCGGGCTTCTATGAGCTTTGAAAACTTCTGCGTATCAATATTTATTCCTTCCGATTCAAGAAGTACCGCATTAGGCTGTACCTGTAACGTCAATCCGCCGCCGACAACCCAGCTTATATACTTTCCCAGGAGGGCCTGCGCAATTTCAGATTCGTACCATCCCTGCCAGCTACGCACCCGAAGCATGACGTAATCCGGGCGGTAGTTTTTTGCCGGACCCATTTCGCCAAGTGTTTTCTCACCATTAAATCCCTGAGAATATAAATGGTTAAACTGTCCCATCATGGCGAAATCCATATTGGCAATAAACCTTGAAATAGATTCGCGCTCTGGCGTGGGTAAACTTGAAACTTCCGGACTGGCTTTGGTTTCAGGATTAAATATTGAACGTACAAACTCCTTAACACCCATTACCATATCCTCCTTTACGTCTAAAATTGGCCTGATCAGAAAGGCGTGTCATACGGCCTTCTTTCTGATTGATCCAGCGCCACATCATTGTTTCTATTGCCTGTATAGACCTTGACAGGTCTTCAACACTTCGGTAAGTACCCTTTACCTGAGTTTGCCCGTTATCCAGGCTATAGTCTCCGGTGCCAGCGTTCCCGTTAATAGAAAACTCCAATATCAGCATCTGCATATTGTCTATGATTTGCTGGCATACCGCAATTTTAGCCTCAAGCGTTGTTTTGCTCTGGATGTAAGCCGTCACCGATTTGTAGTATACTACTGTCATAATCTAAGGCGTTGTAATGGTTTCAATTTTAGCGTCTGAAATATTCAGAGTAACACTTATGGGAGTGTACGACCCGCCGGCTGTTGCAATACCAGACTGTATTAATGGTAAATTCTGATTAATCAAACTTACCATTGCATCCAGACCGTCCTGCAACTTCTGATACCTGACGGCATGATCAACCGTGCCGCCCAGCTGCATTTTGCCGTCTTTCTTAAGCCATATAAAGTTTTTTACATTACCCTGTGCGTCCGTTGAAAACAACCTTGTCTCTCCTTCTTCAGCTAACAAATTTGTATTGAAATATCCAAGAAGTACATTCGTATCGTCGCTATCCGTTTTAGAATAAACAGCAACCATATCCTTTATCGGAGCGCTGTCTAAGCCGAATGGCGATACTTGAATAGGAGTCTGAACATCAATGCTGCCGTAACGATACGCTTTTACCAGCCTCCTTCCAAGGTTATCCAGATTCGATAATATGACTTTTAAAGTCTGCACTTGTTTATTTTAAAGTCTGCACTTGTTTAGAAATTCTGTGTAAATCCAGTAGGGGAATTTTGATGAGCGTCTACGAAAATATTTTTTGGTTCCGACCCGTCATAGCATGACATAGGAACACACGTTAATATTGCTGTATGAGATTCCGAATTACCCTCGTAACTTACCGATTCAATAAAGAACTTGGTTCTTTTATAAATATACAACTTTTTATTCAATACCGATATTACTGAATTTGGCTTAATTATCTTGCCGTCAATAACCCACCGGTCTATTTTAATAGTCAATACAACATTTTTAAGTTCGGCAGCTAATGCATTCTGTGCTGCTTGCTTTGTTGAATTATTGTCTCCGGAATTCTGTGTAATAGTTTTCGGCCTGTAAACGATTGGAACAAATGGATTTTCTATGGTATACTGCCCGGAGTTTCCACCATTCTTATCTGCCTGCCGCAATACGGTGATATGCGAATGCATCTGCTGCCCGGAAAATGTCATCGTCATTTCAGTACCTACCAGCCCCTCTTCAACATTCAATACCGGGAGCGATCCGCTGGCGATCCTTGTAAATAAAAGACGCCCAAATTCGTCATGTGAAATAATGATATTTCTTTGATTTGCCAGCCTTGTTAAAAACGAAGCTACTGAATCGGTTGGCTCTGCTGTTGTTTCCGAATAAACCTTATCCATTAGATCCTTTACAGCCGGATCAACCACAATACCTAATTTAAAAGGAGAAATTAACTTGGTGGCAATCTGCAAAAGCGACAACCCATTATACTGTAATGGGTAGCTGTCCGGTGAAATACTGCAATCTTCCAATACGCCAGTCAGGGTGTACCCTCCGAATTGCGCAAACTCTTTTACGGACGAATCCCTGAACCCCTGTGAAATTATATACCCGTGAAGAAACTGAATTCCGTTGTATTCAATCAACGCTTCATGAAAATGCGTTACACAAAAAAGTTCTTCCTGGTCGTGGTTTTCAGGATCAAAATAACAATCGAATTTAAAAACAGACGCAATACTATCGTACCTCAATTCTAAACTTACGTTATTAAAGAATTGAATTGTTCTTATTTTTAATCTGTCGTTTATTTTTAATACTAAACCCTGCATTGGATATCCCTGCTGTTGTTATATATAATAAACTACCTGTGTATTTTTCTTTATCTGAATCATTTGAGATATACCCCACTGATTATTTGCCATAAGCTCATTCATATTATTATCAAATTCATCCAGACCGTAAATCATGTGTGTAAGCACAATAAGATTTGTATCCCTATCAAGTAATAATTTTCGTTCCTGCTTTGCAGACAATGCAACGTTAAATAAATTTGAAATTACAAATGATATTAAATCTCGAAGAAGTATCAATGAATTATAGTCAGGAATATAGCTATCCAGTTCAGCGCCTGTTGGAGTCTGTATAGAATCCAGATCCAATATATACTGATTGTAATTATTAATTATTATTGTAATAATATTAAGCACATCAGTCATATTTGTGTAATTCCCCTGCAATGGAGTGGAAGCGGCCACAGCAAGAGCCCCAACGGCAGCGGCACCATTAACGGCATACAACTGCTTGGTTGATGCCGGAACCTTCTGATATGAATTTTTTGGCTGTATCTGAGTGCGTAAAGACTGAAACTGCATAGATAAAGTTTGTACCCGTATCTGAGTATTTGTTTCAATGAGCGCAGGCGCATTTATAACAGACTGCACAGCGCTCATTGCTATCTGAGGCGACGCCAGAGCATTGTTTATGTTTGCCTGCGCTATGCTGAATAAATTAAAAAAATTCTGAACATCAGCAGGAATCTGTAAAATAGGTATTGTTGTTTTATATAAATAGTTATTATTTTTTTGTAAGGTCTGAATATCGGTTCCGGATGGCGTGGTGGTGATACTGTTTATAAATGCGGCATCAGTATTGGCCTTGCTGAGCAAAATATTATCAACAGGATTTACTTTTGTAACAGGATTCTGCATGGCAATAGTTTCTATTACCTGACCGGTCACCTTTGTGGATCCCATCTGTGAATTATCATACATTAATCCAATAGGCTGAACCAATAACTGTCCATATATCGGATGTAATAACGTCCATGACCCCTGTACATCGGCTGACTTTCTGAAATCTTTAGCCTGAGAAATATTATCGTCCCCCTGAAAGTAAAATTCAATATCGTATACTGAACCTTTAGGCATACCCCTGTCAACCTTTGAACCATTCAGCCCTGGGAATGTAAATTCGGCAATAAAGTAATTTACAGCAACGGTCGCATTTTTCCAATTAACAGTATAACTCAATCCATCAGCTGTTATTATTGTAAACGGAGATTCAACAAGCTCTATCCATGCCATTATCTTAGCGCCCTTTCAAATTGCTTTTTTGCCTGATCAATATAATAATCGTCCATTTTTTTAATTGTCATCATGCCGGCATTTTCGACAAAATGGTGCGGCTTAACTTTTACGCTTCTGCCTTTTTTAAACGAATACAACGGGGTTAATTTTAAATCAGAAGACTTTGCATGATTCAAACCATTAACCCGCCACAATGTATTTTTAGAAAGAAAATACCCACCCTTGCCAGCTTTGTGTGCCGCCAATATAAAGTTTACTTTCTGATTGGAGCGCCCCATTTTAGAAGCGATCACAACATTTTTTATTTTCTGCAATCGAGCATTTGCCCTGACCAGTGTCTTTGCGCCGCCAGTGCGTGCTGCCAGCATAGGTATTAACGCCTTCTTTTTTATAGCCCCGCCAGATTCCTGTTCTTCCAGATCCTTTACTGCAAAATTGCCCTCTTTAGGAGAACCCTTTAAGCTGTTGTCGTAAAATCCGGCTTTAGATTTCATTGAACTTACATTGAACCCGTCCGCTTTTTCATACCTTGAATTTGCTTTAAAGAAAGTAGAAGATCGGTTCACAAAAGACTTTTTGGATGTCTCCAAAAGCGTATTCGTCTTCATATCCTTTGCCGCCATTGTAAGAGACTCCCGGACAGCTACAGGAAAAGCCGAACGGTTAAGCCCTTTTAATTTTTTAGTAAAGGCGGATACTGCCGATGCATCAACTCTTAGCTGCATGCCTATATATCAAACGTTACATTTATCCAGAAATCTGTCGGCGCACCTGAAACATCAGACATGATCTGCACTTCTCCTGTTAATAATATCTGTGAATACCCATGTGGTCGCGTGGCCGAACCAGTTATAAGGCAGAGATTGTCGGTTCCTGGAATGTCCTGCAATGGACGGTATCCGGAAGGCAGTGTAAATACTGTACTCCATGTGCCGGCAGTAAGCGTACCGCCTGATACTTTACCTGTAACAGTACAAGTATGATTATCCTTTCTAATAAAATAAACTGTTCCGTGGATCGCAAACCAACTATTTTGAAAGTTTGGGTTTGACCCCGTTCCAACATTCTGTTTAATGTTCGTGCTTCTTACATCTGCAATGGTGTTAATAAAGTCTGACAGCGCATCTACATACTGATGTCCAGAATAATCATTGTCAGGATATCCTGAAGGGATAATGGGCGCCAAACGCATCAACTTGGCGAAGAACTCCTGTATATCGCCATTTGTAGTTTGATCTACAGGAGTGCCTGGAGATCCATCCTGATGGTCTTTAATCCTACCATCTGGATAATCGGTGCTTGCAGGGATAATGTTTGCGAAATTCTTAAGACCTATTGCCATAATATTATATGTAATTAATGAATAGAAACCCGACATTCTGAACGGGCTTTAATTTTAATATCAATTGACGGAATTCGTCATGCCTGGATAATGGAACATTCGCATAGCTGCCTATGGTAGAGCCGCCAATAAAGAACGTGGCCGATAAATCTGATCCAATATCAAAATACAGGTCATCCGACTCATTAATGCTATTTGCTATTTTATTGGTAAACACATATCCATAGTCAGCCTGTCCATATTCAACCTGACCATACTGAACAGCTTCCAGTAGCGAGGTATCACCAGATACCTCCACAGGCGTTTTGGTGGCTGTTAATATCTCAACAACACTGAACGATGAAACAATACTATTAAAACCGAAATTATCATGAACAGCCACGCGTGGCAATCCTCCTAAATACGTAAAGTCAATCGTATACGTTCCAACAATAGCAGGTACGGCTAATATTTGTATGCCACCAGCCTTTATTTCAACGGGATGGTTAACCTGATTGAAATGTATGGTAACACGATATTTTTTACCAAACACAAGTATTGGCGCAGTTCTCAATTCTCCGCCGGCAAGATTACCGGGGAATATAGAAGATCCATAGGACGCCCCGTTATTATCCCCGTCATACCAAACGCCACCGCTGGAGATTAGCGGGCCATTCGTTAATTCCGGACTAAGCTGTATGTATATGTTTTCATAAACATATACATCAAATCCTGCCGCCCTTAATTCACTTTGAATAAATAAATAATGAGACCTGGCTGGTTGTTGTCCCGGAAAGCTCATTGCTTGTAATAATGCCTGTTTTCTCTGATCCAGCGTAAGGCCTGAATTGCTGCCAAGACCATATATGCGCTCCCATACGTCTGCATCATCTGAACTGAATCCTGAATTATCAGGAAGTAAATCATTATACAAGCTTAATCCATCATTATAAAACTGAATTTTTTCTGTATTAAGCGCCCGGCACAAGCCTTCAAAAGATCCGTCTTCCGGGATCCAGAAAGCCCGTCCATGCGGGTAAAGCTGTTTTGATAACAAAAGGAAATCATCTTCAGTTGCCATCTTAAACGTAAGTTACGGAGTTTAACCAAGGAATATTTCCTGATACAAATTGATACGAAGGCATCGAAATACCGCCTATTTTCAAAGCAACGGCTCCGAATGAATATCCAGGTGCAACACTTGAAATTACTGAAATGATCCCGTTCACATTTAATACATCGTTCCTGTCTGTAATAACGTCTGCCCCTGCAACAAACGGCCTTACCAGAGACAGATAAGATGTTATCGCCGACAATATCAATGTCTGTAATCCTGTAGTAATTCCGGAAAAACCGGAAATATTTATATCTACCTGTATTGGCGTAACAGGCAAATAATTTACAACTACCGTTATAGGCCTTCGTCCGCGCTGATTTACAGGAAGCGTAGCGTCCGGATTAAACTCAACCACAGACTGCACCGCCAGAAGCATTGCAGAAGATGGCGTTCCCTTGCCGTCTGTCGAATCCGAAATAATAGACTCAACATATAAATCAACTTGGTTTGTGTGTCCGCTAGAGGCGTATGGATACACTTCAGCAACGCCTTGTGCATCATCTGCCCACAACCGGTAATCTGTAGCACTGCCGCCTTGTGGAGATAGCCTGTACGACTGTAGTATTGCCTTTCGGTAATCTTCAAGCGTTTCAGCATCCAAAGGCAAAACAGCGGCCCCGGTAACAACAACAAAGCTGTTTACAAGTGCAATCGGAGATGTGGCCGTAAGAGTATTGCCAACGTTTAAAGCCGCCTGTGTACCGGCATCCAGTGCCCGGAGTGTGATAATGTCAAAACCGGTTACCAGTGTAAATGGATTGTCCAGAATATAAAGGTGCCCTGGATTTTCACTTGAATCGTCAGATTTAAACGTAACCTGTCCGTTTATAACAGCACCAATTGTACCTGTTAACTGTACGGTATAACTCCCTGCGATGGCTTGATATGGATTCCTGCCAAGCCGGACACGACCGTAGCGCTCCAGCATGCCACCCACCGATTCAGACTGCGCTAAATCAGGCGCCATATTCTGCTGCAAAAAACCCAAAACCAGATACAACAGTTTCATTTCTGCCGATTCGGTAGCGGCTAATGCCAATAGAAAATTCTTACTATTTGTCGACAACGATATTCCAAACTGACTTTCAATATTTGAAATGAAAGCATCGTTAATCTGTACAAGTGTAGGTATATTCTGCATGATTAATAGAAATCGTCATTAAAGTCAAACTGATAGAAATCCCCGTCTGCCGATTGTTTTTTGTAATTAATAATTATTACCCTTGTGCCGGTTGCCAACGTAATATTAATTTGAATCTGTAGCCAGTTATCTGAAATTATTGAAACACCAATCGCAACATTGTCCCCCAGTGAATCCTTAATATACTGAAGATCCTGCGTAAGTGCGTTTATTATTTTCGTTCTTCCGGAACTTGTAAGCGGCGTAGATCGCAGCGCTCTTTCTAATTTAGAATTAAACTGAGCATTTGGATTGTTGGCAATAAGCAATGCGTTTCCCCAATAATCCATAGACATATCAACAACCATATTGCTGATTGTATCAGCTTCAATGTTGCCGCCAAAAGAGGCCAGGTATGGCTGGTTTTCCATGCCGTAGATAATGGCAAGATCATTTCCATCTATCTGAATTTCGCCTCCGCTTCCCGACTCAACTATTGCGACATCAAACATAATCAGTATCCGAATCTCATTGTGGATGGCATTTTTATATTTATCAGATTATTATCAGATTCAGTATTTATTTTATTTGCTGTCTGATTTTTAATCGTAAGGGTTGTATTCTGTGTCTGCGTAATATTTTGCATTACCTGAGCGCGGACCTGTTGATCCTCTTCCGCTGCACTGGACGCCACTCCGGCAGATGCTGCCGGGTCAATTATTCCAAGGTCAGCCCTGAATGATTCTATACCATTTGCCATACTGGCGGCCCAATCAGCCCCTGTAATTTTTGCAATAATAGATGCAATATCGCTGAGTGGAGACAGGATAAAATCTGCAATGCCCCGCCCGATACCCTTTATTGCCCCGATAAAGCCTTCTTTTGAGAACCCATCCTTAATCTGTTTAATCATGTGAATTAACAAGCCGAGTCCAGGCATCATAGTGGACAATGCGTTTGTAAACGATTCCCCCCAGCTGTCCCAATATTTTATTGATAAATAAACAATGGCGATAAGAGCGGCAATTGCAACGATGATTATTCCGATTGGGTTTGCAAGCATAGCGGCATTCAGTGCCCATTGCGCTGCGGTCCACAACCATATAGCGCCTTCAACCACCAGTACGGCCCCGTTGAATAGCCATGTGGCAACGGTAAGCAGTTGAGTTGCCACCGTTATGGCACCCATGATCATAGAGGCGACCTTTAATCCCACAAGAACAGCAATATATACCTTAGTCCAGAATACAATTCTTTCCCAATTTCTATACACCCATTCAGCCGCCTTGTAAAGCTTGGTCGCCACATCAACAACGCCTTCCATGAAGGCCTTTACCTTGGTGGCAATAAGTTCTTTATTCTGAGAAACCCATTCTCGTATTTTCCCTGTTATTTCAATAGCTTTCAATGCGAATGTCTTCATGTACGGAAGCATCTCTTTACCAATTGCAGCCGCCGTCATTGATACGTTATCCTCAAGTGTGGAGGTTATACCGGAAAATGTTTCTGATGCTGTAATCATTCCCTTATAAAATAGTCCGCCCTGGGCGCCCATTTTTTCAAAGGTCTTAGTAAGCATTTCAACAGGAACCTGTCCCTTTCGTATCATGGCAAACAGTTTGCCTGTACCTTTTGCGCCAGCGCCTAAATTCATTGTTTTAGCAAGCTCTGAAAATATGGGAACGCCAGCCTCTGCGATAATATTCAGAGATTCCAAAGTAATCTTACCCTTCAGTAGCGCCTTGGTATAACCCAGTGTAATACGATTTAATTTATCCACGCTACCTCCGGCGGTATCACCAAGCAGGCGAAAAGTAGACATAACCTTATTTAAATCGCCATCCATCAAAGGAAGTAGAGAACTTGCCACATGGCTTAAATCTTCAAATCTGAACGGGGTTACGGCGGCTTCCTTATTAAGCATTTCCACGAGGGTTGCCGCCTTTTTTGCAGAACCCAAAACCGGAGTGAAAAAAGCCTCCGCATTTTCTATTTTTGAAGCTTCGTCAATGAATTTCTTTACAGCAAGACCAGCAAGACCCATACCGACAACAACACCTCCGGCAACTACATTACCACCCAAACCAGCAAAAGTACTATCCAGTTTACGCTGAGTTTTTGAAGCCTTGGAAGTGAAAGCGTCCAGAGATTTGCCCATGCCGACAACCTTAGACGAAAACTTGTCTACAGCTGTAAAAATAGTCGGCAATGTGAATGGCTTCATTCTCTTTTTTTATTTTTTTCTTTTGAGTGAATCCTTACGTCTTCAGCCCAATAAATTATTCCTTCTTCGTCTATCTTATCACAAAAAAGGCAGCTGATTTGATTCGGCTGCCAATGATGTTCTCTAACTACGTCCTTAATCCAGATAGATAAATTCTCTTCATTCAGTTCATAGTCTTTGCCGCATATTTCTACTACACAAAAAAAACCGCAATAGAACGGGCAATCTTTATATCCTCCTGGTCAAGCTCTGTAATGATGCCTGAATTCTGACTCGTTAAGGCGCAGATATGCGCGTAAATCATTGCATTGCCGTCGCCAGCCTTTACGCCGGATAAATATGGCTTCAGTTGTTTTGGATTCAATCTGAATTTATAAATAAGTTCAGTGATATCTTCACTCAGTCCAATAGGCCACTTAAGCGTATGAGTGAAAGTATTGTCATCATTAAGCTGAAGATTGCCTTCGGAAATATATTCAGCCAACGCTTTTACAAAATCGGCATGCTCTTCCCTTTGTGAGGCACTTATTTTTTTTGCATCCAGCCACTTATCAACTTCTATTGCAGCCTGCTCTTTTGAAACAGCTCCACTTATTGCTGGGATATTTTTTTCTTTTGACATAATTAAACTATTTGTGTGAACGCTCCAGAAGCAACTTTTAAATCAAATACAGAAGTATTTGCATTTGCCTCGTTCAAACCAACCGGAACGCCAGATCCCTGGTAAACGTGACCGTTTGCAACAGTAAACGTCCATGTTGCCGGAACGGAAGAGGCGCCCAGCGCTTTCATGGTTTCAAAGGTTTTAACAGTCATATCATTGACCGCAACAACTTTAAAGAATGCTCTTTTACGATTCAATTGCTGGATAATCTGACCTGATCCATCAATTGAATCGTCATCGTCAGCCGTTTCAAAACCACCAGTATTATACGTAGAGTCCTCGTTTGCCTTTGGAAATACAACCCCTTGCCCGATGGTCGGGTGGTTGTATGTAACCTCTACTATATCGCCGCCTACTGCACTCATGCTTATATTTTTTTTAAATGTTAAACGTTTCCGTTATTGAATCCTGCCGTTGCAGTTGTACTTACAATCCTTGCAACACCGGAGCGTTGGTAAGAAAATGAAGTATCCAGCCTGTTGGAATTGGTGGAATTAATTGCAACCAAAATTGAATCCTTCATAAACTGAGCATTCACAATCAAACCTCTGCTTACAAGCTGATTGGCAATGCCGGATACATTCGCCTTCCACGTCTTAGGCTTAACAACCTTGGAGCTGGAAACAATATCTGCATCATTAGCCAGTACGGCACCAGATAGGTACTGTTGAACAAGAAGGTAATACGTATAGTACACATTCATATCAACACCCATCAAATCGCGCGGATATCTGAATTGCGGAGGGTTTTCGCCAATAGGGTGGTATGTTGTTACAAAATCCTGAACCACATATTGACCGTTGATAAGGTCAACCGTGGAGCATCCCTTCTTAACAATGGTGTTTCTGTTTGTAGAATCCGACATTGTGGAAATACTTGTCGGTGTCGGCATATCCGGATACGCATACCCCTCAACATCAAGTTCCGGAGTATTCTGAAGGATATTTGCAAACAATAAGCTCATGTTTGCCGCAGCTTCCATTGGAAGACCTGCAGATAAAGGCGCAGGCGCAACAGCGTTGGTAACCTGTGTAAGTCTTGTGTCTGTCAGTGAAGACGGATCGGCAAGTACTGATCCTGCAATTGCAATAAATGGCTTAACGATTAACGCGTTAAACCTTCCGGTCGGTGTCGTGTTGGATGGTACGCCATTGAAATTTTCCAGAGCCGTTAATACCGTTGCGTCCAACCCGTAAGAGTTAAGCACGATTGTATTCCAGATATTTCCGAAATTCGCCAGCTGCAATGTTACATCGGGCGTTCCGATTGCTGTAGCCCCAGGAGTGACAACATATGTCAGACCCAATGCGTCGCCGTTCGTATCAATGGATATGCTTAAATCGTTCGCTGTTGCACCGGACCACTTCGATGTACACGTTGTTCCGTACGGGGTTGTAACGGATGTTACAGGCGCTCCCAATACGTTATTTATTGCAGCGTAAATATACCCTGCAATCTGTGTCAATGAATCACCAGCCTGAATATTCAGTGCGTACGTTTGCCCGTCAAGACCTTCACGACCGGCAATCTTTAAATAATGAGTACCGTTATTATTGGCAACGCCGGTGGTGGCAATCTGAAATGTCTTTGTCGTTGCGCCGGATGCCTTGGCTTGTGGATAAAACCACACAGGCACCTGTATGCCGCCGCCGGATTTTGGGAATAAAATACGTGCAATGATATGCGCCGGAGATCCATAGCCGTAAGCCTGACCAACAAGCTGCGCGTTTGAAAACTGCTGAGGCGTTAAGTTTAACGTCGCCTGATTGGCGTCGTTCGCTTCTGCAAACACGGCAACACGTTGAGGCAAATTAGGGGAAACGACGTTAAAATTGGCCGTATTTAATAAATATCCTACAATTTTTGATACCCAATCGGATGGAACAGCGTTTGAAATAGCCATATTATTGCGTGCTTTCAGTAAATAATTTTCGCTACCAAATAGGTATTATTATATTTTAATTACTAAATTTGTATGGTAATAACATATAATTATGAGTGAGAAAAACTTTTTAAAGATTTATCAGATATATTTTAATGACACTCAGATTCCAGTGCTTGAATTTGAAGGGATATCTAACCAGGACTGTACAGAATTTTTTGAAGCATCGGTAATAAGGGATGCCATCGAATCTGGAAAGCATCTTGAAAATCGTTATTTTGGAATCCTTCCACCAAAGTTTATTGAAAAACGGGATTGGATAAACAACCAGTTCTGGAGCGGAGAAATAGATTCAAAATACATCATTGACACGTCTTCGCAACATCAGACAAAAAAAAATATCATTAAATCTGACGTGGTTTCTTTTACACATCAGATTATAGCAGACCCGATCACCGATATGGAATATATGCACAAGAATATAGCGCTCCACTTCTCTGAGATAATGAATAAAATCGGATACGATTGGAAGCCGGCTGTTTTCCGTCACGTCATCTATTCAAACCTGTTTATTGCAAAATCTGAAATATACGAACGCTTTGTAAAAGAAATGTTAGCGCCAGCAATGGATTTAATGAAAGGGATGCCAGAACTATGGCAGGATTCCGGATACCCTAAACCACTTCCAAAGGAACTACAGCAAAAATTCGGATGTCAGCACTATCCGTATCATTCATTCATCTGCGAACGCATGATATCGTATTATATACATATACACAATTTGAACTGTAAACACTTTTAGTATGGTCGATTATAACATCCTTGTAAAATTTCCAACACGGTCACGCCCGGAGTTATTCTTAAAAACGCTTGAAGGGTATATTAATACTGCAAACGACAATTCAAAAATTGAATATTTGATTTCCGTTGATGAAGACGATGAGTCAATGACCATCGATGTTTTAAACAGAGTAAAAAATCTGAACGTTCCAAATATTCACATTGAGTTTGGTACTTCGGAATCTAAGATCCATGCCTGTAACAGAGGTGTCGAAAAGGCTTCAGACTGGCAAATACTCCTATTGGTTTCCGACGATATGCATGTTCAACAGGTTGCATGGGACACAAAAATAAGAAACGACATGCAGCGCCTGTGCCCAGACACCGACGGATGTCTGTGGTATCATGACGGCAGTCATCAGAAACAGATCAGCACACTTTCATGCATGGGCCGAAAATATTACGACCGGTTCGGATACATTTACCATCCATCGTATAAGTCTTTCTGGTGCGATAACGAATATACAGAGGTGGCACAGCGAATGGGAAAGATAACGTTTATCGACAATGTAATTGTCAAACACAACCACCCGGCATGGTACGCCGATGTAAAAACGGATGATCTATACAGGCGAAACGATACACACTGGAATCACGATATTGAAAATTACAACAAACGCAAAGCCTTAAATTTTCCGATATGATCCTGCTTAGTATTTTAATTCCCACCCTGCCAGAGAGGTGGACACTTTTAAGGCCGCTAATAAACAGCCTTACAACTCAGGCGGGGACATTTGAGGTTGAATTGATTATTGACGATAAAGCACGCGGCGCAGTTACAACCGGACAAAAAAGAAATGATTTAATTGAACGCTCATTGGGTGAATACTTCGTGTTCATTGATGATGATGACGAAATTCCCCAATACTATCTAAGTGAAATATTCAAAGCTATTGAACACAACCCAGACGTTATAACTTTCAACGGACACATGACTACGGATGGAATTGATCCGGTTGATTTTGAAATACGCCTGAACCATCCGTACATTAACGACCCGCGTGAAGGCAAAGATTATTACCTACGCTTCCCCAATCATCTATGTCCAATGAAGCGCGAGCTGGTTAAGGATTTTAAATTTCCTGACGTCACCATGGGTGAGGACTACGCATGGGCAAAACAGATACACGATTCAGGCGTTTTAAAAACTGAATATGTTATAGAAAAAAATATGTATCATTATAAATTCATTTCAAAAAAATAAATTATGTACAGCCAAAATGAAGAGGAAAAGTATATTGTTGAATTTCTTGACAAGTTGGAAATTCAACCAGGACAAAAATACATCGGCGGATATCTTTCAATCGGAGAGAACGACGGTATAACACTAAGCAATACGAAGGCTCTTCATGACCTTGGATGGAAAGGCTTATGTATTGAACCAAGCAAAAACGCTTACGAAAAACTACTTCTGAATCAGCCGAATTCTATCTGCCTGAACTATGCCGTTTCGGATTTTGATGGACCAATGGATTTTTACGAATCCGGAACGCACTTGAAGCAGGGTGATACGTCTTTGCTTTCTTCACTGAAGCGCGAAGAACTATCTCGATGGGATGGCACAGATAACGAGTTCACAAAAACAACCTGTACTTCAATCAGTGTCGAAACTTTGATGAATATTATACAAAAACTCCCAATCACTAGATACGAATTCATTTCAATCGACGCTGAAGGAGTCGATATTGAAATTTTAAAACAGCTGGATCTTACTAAAATGGGTTGCCGCCTGCTTTGTATTGAATGGAATTCAAACGAAGAAGTAAAAAAACAAATTTTAGAATACACATCCTCTTTCGGCATGACAAAAATCATTTATCAATCAGATGAAAACTTGCTTATATGCAGAGAACAGTAGTATCATTCGCGGACGGTGTCGGCAATTATGCAAAGGCACTAATGCGCCTGGAATTGTCTTTAAAACAAGTAGGGTTTACCGGCAAATTCAAAGGAATAAATGATTATGGGCACATACATAGCCCGCATCACAAAGGATCGCCTGACGCCGTTCCGTATGCCTTCAAGGCGCTATCTATCAAAAAGGCAATGGAAGAACAGGATAACAAGGGACTTCTTTTATGGTGCGACTCCGTTGTGTATGCTACAAAAAATATAGATCCGGTTTTCGATTACATCAAAAAACACGGATATCTGTTTTTTGATAATATAGGGTTTTCAATCGGCGACTATACCAGTGATGCCTGTCTGGATAACTTTGGAATGTCACGAGAAGAAGCGTTTAACTCAAAGATGTTAATGGCTTGCGTACTAGGGTTTGATCTGGAAAACGAACAGACTCAGGAATTCCTGCAAAGTTACATATCCGCTGCGCTTGACGGTGTTTCATATCCAGGTTCGTGGACCAATGAAAACCTTCAGGTATCAAACGATATGCGCGTAAAGGGCCACCGCCATGATCAGTCCGTAGCGTCTATTCTGGTTAATAAAATGAATTTACAAATTACAAGCGCACAACAAACATACTTCGCTTATGCTTCACATAAAGGAATGGTACCAATCAATTCGGAAACGGTTTGCCTTTGGTCGGAAGGAATCTAAACCGTCGGCAGGATCAGCCTATGAAGAAATTCACAGGTTTATAAAGTCTAATCCAAAAATATTTTTTGGAGATACACAAAATAAAAACTCATCTTGGCACAACGTGGTTGTCGACAAAAAATCAGTCGGTACAATCTGGTTTAAAAATATTTTAGGTGGCTGGAATATTAAAGTATACATGGGAATTGATAAGCCGGTTACTATTTTAATAAAAGACGTTGATCATTTAAAACAAATACTTAAAAGCATCTAATCATGGGAATTACATCATTTTCAATCGAATTAATTGAACGCAACAAAGGAAATGCAAAAACAGTCATAGAATTGGGGGCGCAGAATTTGTACAATCAACCTATGCTGCCAGCGCCTTACGCGAATGAATGGTATGAATCGCAAGGAATAGAATATGCCTGCATTGACGTTTCAAAAGAAAACAATTGTATTGAAATTGATCTTAGCAAACCATATACCGGCACTGATTTTTGCAGATTTGACCGCGAAGATGAGACAATTGAATCATTTGATCTGGTCACCGACTTCGGTACATCTGAACACGTCGGCAACGATGGCGTGCATGATCCTGAGGCATTCTATAACTGCTGGAAAATAAAGCACGACCTCCTAAAAGAGGGCGGCGTAATGATCAATGAAAATCCAAAAACAGGCAATTGGCCCGGACACGGATTTAACTACGTAACATCTGCGTTTTATCTAGAACTTGCTCAACTATGTGGATACGCTGTTCTTGAAATCGGAGAACACCCAGCGATGGGAAACATTACAGACGGGTGGAATGTATATTGTGTACTTCGCAAATCCTCAAATGCGGATTTCATTTCATTTGAAGATTTCAAAACACTTCCTTTCTATAACTCATAACCCACAAGCCATGTCAGAACAACAAACAGGCGGCATATCCGCAAACATACCCGGAAGGGTTAAGAAAAGGCGCAATAGCGATGAACTTCCTAAATTCATTCAGTATACACTGGATGAAATATCGCAGGATATACCTGAAATACGCGAATTCATGCACAATCCAGCGCAGTTGAAAAGAAAAAATATAGTCGACGTACTGAATCTTATCTATACAGATTTTGAAAATAGAAGATATGAGATTCATCAGTACATCAACACTGCTGGCGCTGATGATGTGTTCATTTTTAAACTGAGATCATGAGATTAGCAGCTATATACAACGTCTGGGACAGTGAAGAGTTGCTTACGTACTCAATAGGATCCATTAAAGATCATGTCGATATTTTCATTTTTGTTTTTCAGACAAAGTCAAATTATGGCGAAGAGTACGATCCTACTGATGGAATAATGCTCGCTTTAAAAAACAACAATATACCATACGCTGATTATGTGCTTCAAAAATACGACCCAATAATTAATTTAGGCGGTACCGCAAACGAAACAGAAAAAAGAAATATAGGCATTGCCATTGCCCATGAATACGGGTGTACGCACTTCCTGCACATGGATTGCGATGAGATGTATCAGGATTTCGGAAATGCAAAACAGGAGTACATCGACTCCGGCACTGACGGATCCGTTTGCGAAATGTACACCTATTTCAAAAAACCGACACTCATATTTGAAAACGTAGACAATTATTTTGTCCCTTTCATTCACAAGTTACACCCTCACACAATATCCGGCATACAAAACGAATACCCTTTCTATGCCGACCCTACCAGGCGCATTAACTGCTCCAGCATATCGCTGATACAGGAAAAAATGCACCACTTCAGTTACGTGCGCAAAGACATAGAGCGTAAAATGCGCAACAGTTCAGCAAAGATTAACATTGAAAAATCAAGGTATCTGGAATACTATAATTCAGATTTAAAGGCCGGAGATTTTATTGAAGGCTTTGATCAGAAATTAATCGAAGTTGAAAATTTATTTAATATACAGGTATGACCACAGCCGCCGCAGCCTTACGCATTGGAATTATCATTCCGGACCGCAACGACCGCCCTATTCTGCTGCATAACTGCATGCGCATGCTTGCCGCTCAGACTTTACAGCCTGAAATAATCAATGTGGTCAACTATCTGCCGAAATCAGAAAAATGCGACATTACAGAGCGGTATCGGACCGGATACGATCAATTACGCGGTAAAAACCTTGATTTGATCGCTTTTATTGAGAATGACGACTATTATTGCGCGAATTACCTGGAATTCATGGCAAAACAGTGGATTTTAAGCGAAAAACCAGATATTTTGGGCCTAAATCACACAATTTACTATCATATCAGGACATTTGAACACTTCACAATGTTCCATAATACTCGCTCCAGCGCCATGAATACTGTAATAAAGCCGGATCTGGACCTGAAATGGGGGCACGATAATGACCCATATACAGATGTGTGGCTATGGAACCTTTTAAAAGGAATCATTATAACCCCGGAAAAAGAGGCGTGTTTAGGTATAAAACACGGAATTGGCCTGTGTGGAGGACAGAATCACACCGACCACATGGATAGATTCATTAACAAGGACCACGATAAAGCATTCCTGCGTTCAGTTATGGATCTGGAAAGCTTTGAATTTTATTCTAATTACTTTCCACAGGCGGCCACGCATTGACCTCACCGCCCCAGCGCCTTAGCTACGTAATCGCTCCATACAAAATCCTTCAGCTTAAATTCTTTCGCCAGTTCCGACACCAGAATATCACGGATAGCCATATTATACAGGCGGCAATCGAATAAGTGATTTTGCGCGGTTGTCTTTACCTTCGTCCATCGGAACATTGGTGTCTCCCCGTCCTTGGAAATGAGCTGCCTGGTTTCTGACTCGTAATGCTCAAAATAATTAGCATATAGGTATTTTCCACCTGAAGGTGTCGGGAAGTTCATAAACCCTGCTGGTTGAGAAATATCGTTTCCGGAGTCCCATTTGAGATTCACCAGTTCCGCCAAGCGGTCTTTGATAAGGCCACCCTGTAGTATATACAGTTTTTCCGGGCGCTCATGGCTTTTTTTGAATGTAGCAACGTCAACGCCGAAGCGGATATACTTATCTTCCTTATCCCCCTTCACGCCGCGGATGAACCAGTTGGAACGGTCTACATATTCCCATACCTGTTTGTCACAGAAGCCGGTATCTATAGCAATAGGAAGCAGCCGGCGCTTACCATCCTTCATATTGGAATACTTACTGATCACCCGGTCGAATTCAGGCCACACACTATTAGACCGGTTCATCTCATAGGTCCAGCGATCCCGGTCTGTCTTATTTTTTTTCAGTCCCTCACGGGGAATAAACGTACCTATTGATCCATGGTCTACGCTGTAGGTGGCCCCTGATTCCGAATGCGCCACAACTTCATAGTCCAGCCTGGCATCTTCCAGCGCACCGTTTAAATCCGCCGCGCACGTAACCAGAACAATCCGGCCATTCCCATCCTTGATACTCATTTCTTCCGGAATCTCTCCCACTTCATAATTCCGGATATTACGTTGCAGCTGGTTTGCCTTTATCGTTTCCCCCTCATCTTCGTAAGGAAGTCCCATGTTCAAATTGACAAACGCCTGGTTCTTTTCCTTCAGGACCGGCTGACCAACCGGATGGCATTCAATGTACTTCCGTACATAATGCAGCCACGGATCCATAAACGAAGGCGAATACAGGGAATTCATGTAATAACTCCTGAAATCGGAATAAATAGGCCTGGCCGTCGGTTTCCAGAATCCCCGCTTCACATACGCATTCTTATTGCTGTCATCAAAGCATTCCCCACAGGCGGGGCATACGTAATGTACACTTGACTCATTCAGTGTATTGTCTTCGTTCAACGACCAGTGTACGCCGGCCGTATCCGCATTCGTACGCTTCACTCCATCATATAAATCCTGTGACCACACAAGCTCTATAGCCTCCCCGCATTCCGGGCACGGCACCATGAACTTGCGCTGGTCGCCCATCATGTACACCTTATATATATTAGATGTCTGCGCTATCTGTGGCGACGAAATGTATATAATCTTCTTTGTCTTGCTGTGCGTGGTAAAACGTTTTTCAATAGTATCGCGCACATCCCCGATATGTTTTGAGTTGCCCTTAATGGCGTCCATGTCGTCAATAATACCCACTTTATAGTTGGCCTGCCGCCAGATATTCACATTCGACGTATGGGCCAATTTCAGGTACCCGCCCGGAAACTGTTTGATCGTATCGGTATCCCCCGTTTGGGTAAGCTTCATTCTTTTGGCAGACGGCTTAATCAGGTGCCGCAGCCCGGCCGTATCAATCATACTATCAATATCCGCCATTGCTTCCTTCAGCAATCCCTCAGCTCCGACCGTCATCAATATATTGCACGGGTCATTTTCTATTAAATATCCGATAACCGGCAGCACAATGGAACTGGTCTTCCCGAACTGAGCCGACCCCATCAGGGCAATTTCACGCGTGGGGTTATCCTTTGCAAACAGGTCTATAATTTCCCTGGTGTACGGCGTGGTATCCTCGTACCGCAGCGGACCAGGTCTGGACCCGGTCATTATAATACGATCCTCCGCCCATGCCGACGGGCTGATATCTGAAATTAAATGCGTGGCAGCGTCAATCAGCTGCTCTATAGAATACTGGCTGATCATATACCCAACTTGTTAATCATGCTCCCCGACTCCTCTTGAATTTGAAAATTCCTGTATAATATTGGATATATTCTTCTTGCTCTCCCTGTTGGCCCTAGTGGCAATTTCATTGATTCCCTTTATAATAGTCCCCCTGAATTCCGCATATTCAGCAGAAGAAAGTCCCTTTCTCGCGCTGATTGAATTCAGGAAATTATCCATGAACTGCTGCGTGCCATCCGTATAAGCCTTTCCGAAAAAAGAAATAACTGAAAGTACTGCAGAGGTTGGAATAGCCTCCCCGTCCATTTTCATGTTCCGCTTCCGCAGCAGGGCAATCTCCTCCAGAACCTTTTCATTCTTCAGCTCCTGCTGCCGGATCAATTCAGTGCCGTAATCAGACTCTCCGGATCGCTTCCGGTTCTTCTGGCGCTTTTTTGCTTCCGTATCACTATTAAAATCGTCCTCATCATTCTCAAAATCGGATGGACGGGGTTTTGGTTTGGGAACTGACGCGGCGGCGCGCGCTGGCTCTGGAGCGCCGGACTGCTTTGCCCGTCGCTTTTGAATGAAAATATTATTGATTGGATGGCGATCATCCAGCACGCCATCCTCAATCACCAAATTCCCGCGCTTAACATAAACACTTACCTGTCCACGCGTTATGTTGCAAAGCTCTGCGAACTCAACCTGTTTATACTTAGCCATTTATACATTATTGTCAACACTTAATAGCACAATATACATATTTGTTGACATAAATACACCTAAAAGACAACAACAAAGTCAACAAATATGAAATTTACCGGATGATACCCTTTGTCGAAGCGTAGCATACGT